CGAGCAACTGGCCGTCCGTACAAAGGGATGAACGTGTTCATGCTGTTCGCCGAGATGGAGGACAGGGGGTACGACCACAACGAGTGGTTGACCTACAAGCAGGCTGAAGGTCTCGGTGGTCAGGTTCGCAAGGGAGAGAAATCCACCATGGTCATCTTCTGGAACATCTTCTTCAAGGGAGAGGACAAGAAAATCTACAAGAAGGAGTCTGACATTCCTATCGGCATGGCCTACGAGAAAATGTTCTCACTTCGAGCCTACAACGTGTTCAACGTTGCTCAATGTGACGGCATCGAACCCAAGCGAGAATCCGTGGAGGCAAGCAATGATGCAACGCCCATCGAGCGAGCCGAAGCTATCTACGAGCAGTTCAAGGGACGGCCAAGCCTGAAGCAGGGAGGTGACCGAGCATACTACAAGCCTGCGACACACCACGTCCAGATGCCGAAGATGGAGACCTTCGTGTCCTCCGACGACTACTACAAGGTGCTCTTCCACGAGTTGACGCACAGCACAGGACACGAGACGCTGTTGAATCGAAAGACCTTGGTTGACATGAACGCATTCGGTGACGAGAACTACAGCAAGGAAGAACTCGTGGCAGAAGTTGGAGCGCAGTTCCTCACGGGCATCGTGGGTCTGCAACCCAAGTCTGACGAGACGAACTCACAGGCATACATCAACGGATGGATTGCCAAGATTGGCAACGACAAGAAGTTCCTTGTCAGCGCATGCACCCAAGCGATGAAGGCTGTTGACTGCATCCTTGGAAATTAACACTGGTTGGCAAGCGGGAGGGCAATATCGTCCTCCCCACCAACGTTCTACTAACAGAACCCCAAACACAATTACAATGAAGAACCCAGAAGAAATTTCAGTAAGCATCGGCCACGTGGTCGGCTCAAATAGAGGACACATGAAACTCTTCGTATCCAAGAACATCTTCGTCTCCATGGTGGAGTTGCCAGACGCGACACAAGAGATTGCCTTGGTACGTCGAACAGAAGATGGAGAGAAGGTCATCACCGACAGCATTCGCTTTTCGAGCATGGAGGACATCCTCTCGAACATCGCTCTTGCACAATCCTTGGAGCCGTGAAGTTCCCCAAGTTTCAAGAGAACCTTTGTTCAGACGGACGCACTATCTTCAGCTATGGTCATCCCGTTGGCCGTATTGAAGGAGACATACTACAACAACTCGTGTACTGCAACGTCACATCCCAGAAGCATTTGAATCATGCGGCAGACCACCTAGGTCTCAAGCTACGCAAACCAATTAACCCATGAGAAAGGACTTCGTTTTTCAGATTGAATACGCAGGCAAGTCTATCAAGATGATGGACAACTATCAAGACGTCGTGACCAAGGTGCGTGAGCTAGTCAGCACAGGAGAACTTCCTGATTCACATCCATTCATCCACGTGTGGAAGTCTCCCGTTATGTTCGCTCGCGGTAAAGCCCCAGACAAGTCTTGGGTCTGGAGAGAATTTCTCATGGTGTCTCACCTTTATGAAAATTAACATCAGTTGGCACAATAAACAGAGAACCCATACGTTTTAATACTAGAACCCCTGAACAATGAATGAACCACTAGTATACATCCAAGTCTACGCAGGTTGGAGCATGGTCCTCTCCTGCACCCGTCTCTTACTTAACGAAGTACTTGACTTCCTCGAATCCAAAGCACAATGAATCAACGAAAGCAAACCAAGGGTGACCTTGTCACCAATCTCATCGCCTTTGAATCAGGCGAACTCAACGCCCCACAAACCATCGAGCTGTTCTCATCTCTCATCAAGAGCGGCATGGCATGGCAACTTCAAGGGAGCTATGGACGTGGCGCACGCAATCTCATCCTCCAAGGATACCTCGACAACAAAGGCGATATCACCTGCAACCTAGAAGAATTATAATGTACGACGGACATAACCCATTCATTGTCAATGACTTGAACAAAGACGAATTGGTGGATGCCTACTGCTTTTTCGCAGGCATCGACATCGAAGCACAAAGGATGGTCATCGAAGCCATCGACATGAAGTACAGCGTCGAAGAACTTTGGGCTACGTTTTAACATTCATTCACATGACCCACAAGATAATCAGCACAAGCAACCAATCTATGGCGGACTCCGTGATTTGGTTTGAAGGCACACTCAAGGAGTGCCAAGAAACTCTCCCACGAATCGAGCGTTGGGCGGCCAAGATGTCAGACGGATTTCAAATCGTCCGCGCAAACGAAAAAACACAATCGCAATGAAAGAGAATCAATACATGAGGTACGCAGTGTACCTCTACCATGGAGGCGAGGCACCGAATCAATGCATCGGAACCAATAGCCTTGAGAGGGCCAGGCAGATTGCCTTGCGAGCAGAGCACGCAGAAATCTCCGACAATTTTTTGGGCAAGTTCATACAATAAACCGAGAACGCCCACGTTCTAATACTAGAACCCCTTAAATACAATACACGATGGATTTGATTAACAAAGACGGACAATACACAGGCAGTGAACTTGTCTGGGGCATCGAGGATGCAGAGGAACAGGCATACCTGCTCGGCTACGAGCTGACAAGGGACGAAGCATTGCTTGTGGTCGTCCAAACCTTCTTTCAGAACGAAGGCCTGATGGAGGCCATCAACCAACGCATGAAGGATTGCATCGAATACATGGTAGAATCAGGCCAGATAAAACAAAAACAATGAAGATTGAAACTTACTACACCATCTACAACGAGATAGACGACCGCATCTACGATGGAACTCCTGTGTTTGACAACAGAAAGGAAGCTGTGGTATGGTTTCACAAGAACGATGGTAGGCCGTCAAGCATGGTCGTGAAGGTTCAGATAAAACAAAAAGAATGATGACCATCATCGACATCACCGCCCTCGCTGTACTTACAGCATACCTATCAGGACTACTTGTCCTATGTATTATCAGAATAAATCAAAATAAATAAGCTATGAAATTCAGTAACAGAGACATCACAGACGACAAAGAGTTGTTGGACAAGCTGTTGACCTTGGTCAAAGAGGCCGACGTCAACGAGATTGAGGAGTCCAAGGCAGTTATCAATTCACCTCTCGGAGCCGAGCTCCTTGCATCCTACAAAGACAACACACAATGGTTGATGAGGCAAAGGTTGATGCCGCTATTCGAGGAGCGCATCTTCGGTGAGGTTGTGAACATCAGAGACTTCAACTGGAGCAGTAACAACGAAGAGCTGTGTCTGAATATCTACAGACGCTTCATGGATAAGTATGACCCTGTTGCATCTCGTGTAGAGCAGTGGATTTCTACACAGGCCAACGAGTACACCATCACTCAACACTTCAGCAAGAAGTTCAGTGTCACGGGGTGTAGCAACGTCCGTAAGGTTATGAACTCTCCTGTACCTAATACATACGTCTTGAAGCACGGTCCCCAAGACCTCACTGTGGCTCTGTACCATGGCGACGAGCAACCAACCAAAGCGGGAGACTTCACACGTGTTCCTATCTGGGTCAACGACCACAAGGAACTTGCGATGAACATCCGTCACAAGTACAACCAAGCCAAGGCTTCCGTAGCTCGCAACCTAGTGGACAAGTGTGAGCGAGGTGAGCTACGTCAGTCACCTGCGTTCAAGTTCGACTGCTTCATCACCGAACAGGATTGGGATGAGGCTGTGAAGCTGACTATGATGACTTGCAAAGAGAAGACATACAACCTCATCTCTTACGGCAACACAGGATGGAGAACGCTTCAGGTTCTTGACCAAGAGGAAACAAAAGACAAGGATAAGTACCTCAACACCACCTTGGAAGTTATCGTGGGGGATGTGAGTTTCTCAAAGGCTCGGGAGCTGTACTCAAAGGTTGGGGCGGTGGAGGCTTGCAACGCCACCCTCAAAAACCTCATGGTCACGAAGGCTAGACTTGAAAAAGAGCTTGCGTCTATCACGGCACGTGTCTCGGAAGAGACGTCGTTGCTCTCCGAAGAAAGAATGACATTGGCTACATCCTTGGACAATAACACATGGGGTGTAGGCGTTAAAGAGAAAGTAGAACAACACTTAAATACACAGCAATGATGAACCAACTTCCACACGACCGCCTCGCGGTCCTCGAAGATAAAGCCCGTCTGTTTGACAAGATTGTGCGAGCACACCGACACAAGGTAGAAACACTGAAGAAGCCCTTGGTCGATGGCTATGGAGCACAGAGCTTCTTTACAATGCAAGTCAACAAGGTTATGAGAGACGCAGAGCAGTATGGCTTCTTTGAATCAGCCCAATCCACAGTCAATCCACAATCTGTTAAACACAATTAACATGTCAAACCTTGAATTTGTAGAAAATCTTCACGAACTTTGTAACCAAATCAAATGAAGATACTACACTGGGTAGTCATGCTGACTGCTCTCATCACATCCCTGCTGTTATTTTTGCCTGTCAGAATACTCAACAAGGTATTTAAGAACAGTATTCTTGTGGCAAGAACAGCAAGCGAGAAGTGCTTATCCAAAGGCTTCAACATTCCAATAGATTAAAATTCAAACCCATAGTAAAATGTCAGAAGACAACAACTACAAGGCCATTGTCGACAGCCTATCGGCAATTCAGTCAGCTCTCAAGGCACCTAAAGGTCAGACCAACAAGTTTGGAGGCTATAAGTATCGGTCTTGCGAGGACATCCTCGAAGCTGTCAAGCCTCACCTCAATCAGCATGGTCTCATCCTCACCGTAACCGACGAGATGGTCGATGTGTCTGGCCGAGTGTACGTCAAGGCAACAGCAGTCGTACACAACGGAGATGGTCAAGCTGTACAGACCTCAGGCTTCGCTCGTGAAGAGGAGACCAAGAAGGGTATGGATGCCGCTCAAATCACAGGCTCTGCGTCAAGCTACGCTCGCAAGTATGCATTGAATGGATTGTTCTGCATCGACGACACGAAGGACAGCGACGCGACCAACAACCATGGACGTACAGCTCCAGCCCCAGCTCGTAAGGCCGCCCCAAAGAAAGCGTCACCATCGAAAGGCTTGAGCGATGAAGAGATGGAACAGTTGGAGAGCTACATCCGCAGTAGCAAGAACTCTCTTGCCGCGTTCCAAGCTGTTGATGAGAAGCACGGAAAGCGCATGACTCCGAAGCAACAGGACACCTTGAAGGCGGCCTGCGGATGATGGAGTTTGCGAACCGACTTGCAGAGAGGGTAGGCAAAGGTTACCTGTCCTATTCCTCCTGCAAGGAGGCTCTCAAAGACATCAAGCTTTGGGAGATGTACATGCAGGGTCGCATCAGGAAGGATACAGATGCCCTCCGCTTTGGCTCGGTGTACGACAAGCTTCTGTTCGAGCCACAATTTTTTGACAAGGAGTTCGTTGTAGTTAACGACGACAAGATTGTCGAGGAGGTTGGGGGTAAGTCCCCAAGGGCCACGAAGAAGTACAAGGACTGGTTGAAGGAACAGACAATCCAAGCAACCACCGACGGCAAGGTTGTAGTCAATGCCAACGACTACAAGAAAGCGATGGAGATGATTGAACGTCTCGACAGGACACCTGTCCGTGACCAGTTCCTCAGCGGGGACTATCAGGTAGAGTTCAACAAGTTCATCGAGGGTATCCAAGGGGATGACATCCCTGTCCGAGGATTCCTAGACTGCAAGGGGGATGACTACATCTCTGACAGCAAGACCACCCAACGCATGAGTGGCTTCAGGTATGATGTCTTCAAGTTTGGATACGACATCCAAGCTTACATCTACTGCCGAGTCTTTGATGTGAAGGACTACTACTGGGTGGTACAGGAGAAGACATTCCCCTACGCTGTCGGTGTGTACAAGGCATCACCACAAACACTAGAGTCTGGAGAACGCAAGTTCAACACGGCCATTGAAAAAATAAAAGCGTACTTGGACGGTGCTCTCATCTCCGACGCTTACTACAACTACGAAGAAATATGAACACACAGGATATCATCATCGGAGCAAGCAAGTACTTTGGCGTGGACGTCACCTGCCCCACCAAGTACCAGACACCTCTTTGGGACGCCAAGTGTAGCGTCGTCAGGTACCTCGTCGGGGATAAGAACATCCCATACAAAGACTTGCACGCTCTGTTGAACTGCACAAGCAACGAGCTCTGGTTGCTCAATGCACATGCAGACAATAAGATGATGATTCCTGCGTTTCGTAATCAGTACAACGATTTCGTTAAAACAATTAACCCCTAAACCTTTAGCCATGTCTAAGGAAAACAACAACAACTACGTAGGTTACGTAGAACCCCACGTCTCTCTCAAGGTCAAGTTCACCTTGGCTGAGTTGGACCAGATGAAGCGCTTTGCCACAGAGAAAGGCAACGTGTATGTCAAGGTGAACATCACCAAGAACAAGGAGCAGAACAACAAAGGCAACGCTTGGGCTGTCATCGAAGACCCCGCCTCATGGCAGTCTAGCAAGCCAGCTGAAACGTCAGCAGACGGCATGCCGTTCTAATCCCTAGGGGTGGCGCATGGTGTGCAGGGAGAACCTGCAACGAGGTTTAATTCATTTTCCTCAGGAAACAAAGCCACCCCGACCCCGCCCTCGTAGCTCAGTTGGATAGAGCATCTGCCTTCTAAGCAGACGGTCACAGGTTCGATTCCTGTCGGGGGTACATCTCTTTTCTTTCTAGCCCTTTGCGGTGTAAAGAACTCAACCTTGTCGGGTGAGGTGGGATGTCCAGTCAGTTCTCGTGCTGGTCGATTGAAAAGAACTTGGAGTGATATCGCACCGAGAACATTGATTAAGTGGGGCCGCAAGGTTGAAGACTCATTTCCCCTTATGGGCATCAAAGACTGACAGCTTGGAAAGACAAGTACAAAGGGAGCTCGGAGCCGTGCTTTTGTTGGTGGCACGTGAGGTGTTCGACTCACCTCCTCCCTTCTATGTTTATTTCACTAGTTCCATTTATTATGCTCGCATTCGTTTTGTTGTGGGCTGTCTACATTGAAAACAACGAAGGATGAAGAAGCGTTCGACCAACCCATTTATTAACGCAGTCCGTGAGAGGTACATGGAAGAGCTGAATCTGCACCACCTCAGCCCTCGGTCCCTGCGTCGGTGGGCGGCAAACAGAAGCCGCTCGTCTGTCGAGGCCCGAGCCGCAGTGTTCAATGCCGTGTCGCCGTTTGTTGGTAGAGCTGAGGCGGCGTCTATGTTTTGGAAGGACCACAGCACTATCTTGCATGCCATCAAGAACCATGACATGTACATGGCATACAGCTCCAAGTATGGGCAGTTTTATGAGAAAGCCACACGTGTAGTTGTTGAGTGCTCAAAGGAGATGAACGTGTATCCTATCGGACAGTATCGTCACTACATCAGCAACGAGGCAGAGCTTGACGTTCTTCAGAAGACTCTCGATAACATCCAAAAAACTATTGACCATGTCAAAAACCGCGTCCAAAAGAATCAAGGACCACTGCGAGACTATCGCAGAGTTTCTGATAGAGAAGAACAATAAGTACGGGAACTCCGCGTTAGACCCAGTAAGAATCTTCAGCAAGGCTGACTCTGTTGAGCAACTGAAGGTTCGCATCGACGACAAACTTAATCGTCTTATGAACTTCAAGGAAGGAGTTGAAGACGAGGACGTTGTCCGAGACCTTATCGGCTACCTAATCCTGCTAGAAATTAAATTAAATGAGCAACCCCATCGTCACCATATTCCCTTCCATACATCAAGTACAGGAGCCAACGTACATTTCGTTGGAGACAGCGCTGAACAGGATACGACAAGGGAAACACACAACGAGGATTGATAGAATCCGTGACGGAGAGAAGAGCGAGAAGACAAAGCTTCCAATAGTTCTTTTCAGCGGGGAGTTCAGCGGCAGGAAGGACGACAATCTCAAGAGGCACAGTGGCCTCATCGTCCTAGACTTTGACCACATCGACGTAGAGCGTGGGAAGAATGTCATTGGCTCAGACCGATACGTTCGTAGCTGTTGGGTCAGCCCATCGGGTAACGGCATCAAGGCACTGGTCGAGGTGCAAGAACCATCCCGACACAGAGACCACTTCCGCAGTCTCCAGAAGTACTTCGACAGTCAGTATGGACTGGAGGTAGACTCCACTGGCATCAATGAATCACGCGCTTGCTTTGAAAGCTGTGACCCAGAGATTGTAGTCAAAGATGCTGACGTGTTCAGCGGCATGATTGGTGAGCAGACCAATGCCACCTACATCCAGAACATTGAGGACAAGACAGACTACGAGAAGCTGAACATTGCGGCACGCATGATTGCCAAGGCCAGTGATGGAGAGAAGCACAGCACTCTGATTCGTGCGGCTCATCTCATCGGTGGTTACGTCGGGGCAGGTAAGATTGAAGAGGACGTAGCTTACTACGTTCTGGAGAGAGAGATTGAGAAGCACGACTTGGATGACATGGAGCTTGCTCGTCGCACCATCAAGGACGGAGTGGCTCATGGCAAGACCATGCCTATCAAGGAGGTTCTTGCAGACGAGGAGCAGATTAAGAGGGACATCCTGTTGCAGGATGGTGACATGTCCTTCGTCTCTTCTGACGACGCTGACTTCGCATGGATTGACCAGTACAGGGAGGGCAACATTGAGGTCGGTCTGTCGACAGGCAACACTAGGTTGGACGAGAACTTCCGATTCAAGAAGGAGTTCGTCATGATTAACGGCCACAGTAACATCGGTAAGACGACGTTCACTCTGTTCCTCATGGTCAGTGCAAGCATGAACCACGGATGGAGATGGGTTATCTACAGCGCGGAGAACACTACAGCCGCCCTCAAGATGAAGCTCATGCAGTTCTGTTTGGACAAGCACATCACGAGCATGTCATATCAAGAACAGAAGCGTGCATACCAGTGGGTGAAGGAACACTTTGTGGTTATCAAAAACGATGAAGTCCTCAGCTACACAGATGTCCTTCTGTTTGCAGAGAAACTGCACCGAATGAAAGCCATCGACGGTTTGTTTATTGACCCTTACAACAGCCTGAGAATTGATGGCATGAAGGGGAAGCACCTTAACTCACACGAGTACCACTACGAAGCCGCGTCAGACTTCTTGACATTCAGCAACAGGTTGGGTGTGGCTGTCTGGGTCAACGCGCATAGCGTTACAGAATCTCAGAGGCAGAAAGACCCTGACGGATATCCCCGTGCTCCTTTTGCAGAAGACACCGAGGGTGGTGGCAAGTGGGTGAACAGGGCTGACTGCTTCATCACCCTTCACAGAAAGGTGCAACACACTGACCCGAACGTAAGGTTCTGTACAGAGATGCACGTACGAAAGGTGAGGGAGACAGATACAGGCGGCACCCCGACGCCATACGCAGAGCCTTTGTTCTTTAAGTTCAACAACACACACAGCGCCTTCTCTCTTGAGGGGCCTGTTCAAGGTTTCTTTTCTCCACTTGGTGAAAAAGTAGTGGGAACGCAGTCCAGAATACACCCTGACCTGTTGTAAACTATGGCGCATGCAGAGGAGACCAAGGAAGAATCTCACTCGTCCCAAGAAGAAAAGCGCCAAGTCGCGCAACCTTCGGCGCGATGGGATGCAGTTGAAGTCCAACCTTGAGACCTACTGCTACGACCAATTAAAGGAGTTCGACATCAGTTTTGTTTATGAGGGTGAGACCTTCATAGTGCAAGATGGATTTAGGTACCCTGGTATCTACTTCAAGTCGACGAAGGGAAAGGACTACATGAGGAACGCCACGGGCAACGCAGTCTTGCAGGTGAAGTACACCCCAGACTTCGTATCGCACGAGCACAAGTTCATCATTGAGACCAAGGGCTATGTCCCATCACAGCACACCTTCCCCATCAGGTGGAAGATGTTCTTGAAGTACCTAGTCGACAACGGAATGGAAGACTATATGCTCTTTATTCCAAAGAACAAGAAACAAGTAGACGAAACCATCCAAACCATCTGCCGTGAAATCAAAAACTCTAAGTGAGATTTACTGCTCATCGACCGCAAACATTCAGAGAGAAGCCACCGAGCTTTACGAAGACCTGCACACTGAGTGTGGTCAACCTCACATCAACTGGATTCGCGTCATGGAATTAGTCAAGGCGTTCAAGAGCAGGGTGAGTGTTGAGCTTGACACAGTAACTACAGCGTGCGATGAGTACAATGAATCGAACGATGGGCAGTTCAAACTTTCGTAAGAAGATAAGAGAGGGAGACGAAGGGGAACGCTTATGGGAGAGGTACCTTGTGTCAAGGGGTGATACTGTTATCCGTTCTTCAGACGTAAAGCCTCCAAACAAACGTCTCTACTGGGACTTGGAGAACCAGAAGAACACTCGGTTCGAGGTCAAGTACGACACGTCAGGATATGAATACATGAACCGACGAGGGAGCGATTGTCCCAACCTCTTCATGGAGTGGATGAGTTTAACCACGGGCAAGAAGTGTGGCATTTATTCAAGCGTTGGAGAGGCAGACATATTCGTTTACATTTTCAAGAAAACATCACCTGAGGGTGAGCACCTTTGCGATTACGCTCACGTGTTTTACCTAGAGGACTTTGCTGTATGGGTGGATGACAGCGGAGGTAAGAAACATGGATGGAAAGATGTCCCATGTAGTGTGAAGGGAGACAATAATGCGAGGGGTTGGCTCGTTCCAGAACAAGAGATGCTTAAAAACAAACACGTAAACGGATACATTAAAACAATCGAGCTATGAGATATCCAAAGCTTTGGGACAACGACGTCGACCAGAACTGGCTTGACGGCACAGAAGAGTTTTTCAACGGGATGAGAGAGATGAGAGATGAGCAAGTGATGACTGTCCTTGAAGACAACAAGGCCCTACTTGCTGATGGTTTTGGGGATGCGTTGATGGGTCATACTCACGGTAGTAATCCTGTCGCTGTTTATGACTACGAGCACTGCGTAAACATCCTGATTGAACGAGATGGTATGGATTGCGTCAGCGCTATTGAGTTCATGGAGTTCAATGTCGTAGGCGCATACGTAGGGGAGAAGTCACCACTATTTATTTCAATGAGATGAGAGATATCAAATGCCCAGAGAAGCGAGCCAAGATTCACGAGCTCCTCACCAAGAACGCGCAGTATCAAGCCGCCAATAACTGTGTGACGAATACGCCAGAACAGCAGAAAGAAATCAATGACTATTGTGATAGGGAGTTTATTCTCCCCATCAAGGATATTGATGAGCGGTTCTACAACTCAATCAATCCTTAATCTTCTCTCCTGTAGATAAGCTTTGAGCGCGTGCCATCTGTGGCAACGTAGTATCCAGGACCGTTGAGCTGTACACGTTGACCGAAGAGGTTGTAGTATTCTGTAGCTGAGAACGTGTCCTCAACAATCTCGTCAATGCTTGTGATAGGCTGACCGCATCCTACAGTAACCCACTGCTCTGGTTGGTCTTGGGGCCAGGTTCCAAGTGAGTCAATCCAATCAACGTCGGACAGGAATCCATACTGCCCCTCACCTACGAAAAGGTATGCGCCATTCCATCCGTCGCCGTAGCTGTCCATCATGTGAATGATGAACCTATCTGGGTCTGGCATCAACGCGGCCCCGAAGTACGGAGCACCTCCTCCAAGAAGAACCATGCTGTCGCACGTCATAATCTCCCACGTAATCTCGTTTGGGTACTCCCCTGCTGTACACTCTACAAAGACAGGGGTTACATTTGGCTGTGTCCACGCTGGGATTAGAACGAAAGCCGTGGCGATAGTCGAAAGAAACCTCTTCATCATTGAAACTTTTTTAGAATAATCTGGTCTATCTCTTGTTGAATTTCTTGTCTTGTTGCAGAAAGCTGCATCATGATTGTCGGAGAGAATCGAGCGACCTCAGTCCCGTTATCAAAGACAAGCAATGTGGGCACGCTACTAACTGTGTACTGCGATACAGCAACAGGGTTGTCATCAATAGATAGTCGATAAGACCTGCAGTCTTTTAGTTCTTTTAAGAACTCAACTTGATTGCCTTTGTTCCAGGCAGCCCAGAACTCAATCACCGTAATACCCTTTGACTTTTTAGAGTCAAGGTCATCAAGCGTTACAAAGTTTTGAGACAATGCAGATAGCGGTAAGAAGAGCAGAAGAAGAACAACCTTACTCATAAAGTTTTTCTTTAATCATCTTGATGTCCTCCTTCATCTCGGTGACATCCTCCTGTGTGCTCATGATTGTCTGTCGAACGAGCTGGTCCTTCATGTCAAACTCCATTCGAGTAATCTCAGGAGCATGAGGAGCTGGCAACTCCTTGGCCTCAGCGATGTCCGCTTGAAGCGAGAACCACATGGCGACCATGCTCCCAACCCCTGCGGCTACCATCCCTAGAGTTTTCAAATCTAGAGTTACCTCAGTGTTCTCGCCAACCTTTGCCATTTTTAGAAGAATAAATAATTAAAGCCGCACCTACCCGCGTATGATGTAATCTGCCAGTACTGTAAGTGTCTGGCTTCTACAAATATACTAAGATGATTGTTGAGCTTTGAGCCGATGACTAAACCAGCGTCCCACTCAATATCCATGGGGTCTTCGTAGTCAAAAGAGAAGTCGTCAAGTCCTCTGTGCATGCTGTAAATAGAGCACCATGTGTGGACCCAAGAGTCTTCACCGTACTTGTAGTAGTCAATACCTACGACACCAGATAGTTCTTGCTGAAGCCCAAACTCACTCAGCTCTCTTCTGTTGTAGTCATTTACAATATCACCAAAGTGATACCCGTAAAACTCTACGTCGGATTGGGCAATGACATCACCGTTTAGTCTCCAGACCTCATCATCGTCACTGTAAAAGCCAAACTCGTTTGCAAGCTGCCACCAGTGCTTGTTGTTTGGGTCATCAAACCAAGCCTCGATGGGAGAGTACCCATACACTGGGTGCGCCCTGTGAGCGGCACCTATTGTAAAGTCAAAGTCTCCAAACCTCTTGCGTAGTCTGAGCTCTGCCTGAGTGTACTTCAGATTGATAAGGCCATCACTGATGTAGCTACCCCTCAACGTGAACCAGTTACTGATATACCTTACCCTGTACTCTTGCTGGCGGAAGACATCACCTCTGTTCCTGACAGCAGAATACTCAAGCAAGTACTCCAGTCCTGGAGCATTTGACACAGTAGCATTGTCACTAATCTCGTTCTCCTGACCCGTGTAGAACTGACCTTGCTTGACCTGATAGTCAAACCTAGCAATCTTCCTAAGGCCAACGGTGAGAATGTAGTTTGCTTTGTTTACCTCAGTAATCTCTTCAAGATATCCTGAGCCAGCAACTCCATTAACTCTGTACTTAGAGTTCTCTACTAGTGGGGCATTACCACTGAGGCTACCGTAGAGCGTAGAAAATCGTAGCAGCTGTCCTTGAGCGACAGAAGCCACGCACAAAAGTGATGCGACGAGGAAAAGCCTCAGCCCATTAGGAACCGCAAGCCTCACACTCCTCTGGATTCTCCATGTTGCATACCAGCTCTCCGCTCTCAATCTTTGCTTCTTGTTCCTTGAGCTTGTCTTGGTCCAAGAAATCACAGCCGAAGTCGTCTCTCTTCTCGCTCATTCTACAACTGTTGCGGTGGGGAATGCAGCTGCCACTACGTCGTCAACCAAATCGTTGATGTTGTTTTCTGTAGTGGTGTCGTACTTGAATGAAGTGCCGTGCTTGTACACGCCTCCGTTCTCGGTGAGTTCAAAGTCAACATACACCACCTCCCCTTTAACTCTGACGCTGTTTGGTTTGATGACTGGGTTCAAAAGTGTGATACCCTGGTCGTTGAAAGTGTGTTCACCAGAAATGGTCCACTGTTTAGATGCAAAACTGTATGCCATGATTATTTTTTTGGTCGAGCTTTTTCAATGGTGCGGCCCGCAAAGTATGCACCGAAAGAAGTCAACATTAGAATCTCTAACAAAGATACGTAACTGTCTTTTACGTTGAAGGCCCAGTTGTCCATGCTGTCAGCCACCATGGTCGCCATAAACATGCTCATTAAAGCAATCAAAGTGACGGGCCTGATAAGCTTTGCCAGCTTGACATCGCTGCCCATGTCTGCCTTCCATCTCTCAGTCACGTTGTTCTGGTACGCAATCTCTGCATCTACCATAGCCTTGGCCTCGGATGGGTCAACTCCTGGCTCTTTGTCGAGCAGGTTCTTGACCACACCAAGCATACCCTGGTCGGGCAGCATGTCACCAGCTACGTCAAGAACGGCGGGGGCTTTTTGTTTTAGCCAGGAACCGAGCTTTGTTTCTTTTATCTTTTTGTTTTCCATCGTAGTCGATATATGTAATGATTACTTCTTCGCCTCGGTCAAGAGCTTCAGCAACTCTGGGATAGAAGTCGAAGTAGGCTTGTGTGCTTTTTCCAATAAACCCGTCAGCAGTTTTAACATTGCTCGACTGAGTCTCTCCAACCAGGAGGCAACCAGCAGTATGCTCGTCAGTATTACCGCAATGAATAAGTATGTACTCAAAGCCAGGAACATCACGAACCCATAGCATACCCCGATGAATATCTTGGAAGCGGTGGGAGTACTTCTTATGGAAGCCACCCTCTGTTCGATAAGTGATTCGATAAGTTCCAGCGGGTACGCGAGTCTCTCCAGCAATCTTTGTATCTCTTTGTTCATCTTCTAGTGTGTAACACAGGAACTCTCTGTTTCCAGTGACGTCAAAGAGAACTCCCGAAGTAGAATCCTCTTGACTGCTTATTCTTAAAACTTCTAATTTCATTGTGTGATATTGTAGTAAGAACTCTCTTGAAGCATGCCCTGCCTCAGGATAGCCATGTAGGTATCAGCAAGATACTTGAACTCAGCGTATTCTGCTGCAGGCATTTGTTCTTTTCTACGATTCACAATGATGTAGTAGTCTTTTGCATCCTTTGCCGCCTTGTCGATTGACCTGATGTCTCGGATGTGCTTGGAGTATCCTGGATATTCCTTGAGGGATTCTTCAGCAGCAGCTCTGACGAGACCCTTTCTGAATCGAGTAGTTGCACGTCTAGCCTCGAACGGACTCATGTTCGCCTTCTCCTGAAGGATTCTTGCAATCCTCTCTGTCCCCGCCTCATCACTAAGCAGTGATGCAATCTCATCTTCTTGACGGAAGCCTTGCATGATTACTTCGTATGCCGCAAGTTCTTCTTCAGAGTTGAATGAACGTTCACGAGGGAGGTCGTCCATCCTGCGAACAATCACATCGAGTTCCTTTGAAGAGAACCCAGCAATCTGACTCAGGGCAAGGAGGAACCTGGCGCCGTGGTGGATGTCCATTCGGTCCTTGTCCTCAGGTCTAACGAAGTATTCTCTACCTGTGGATGAGATTACCTTGTTATCTGTGATGGACAGGTTCTGAACAATGTTGGCGGCGTCGTTGATGAACTGTCCGTAAGGTCCCATAAGCATGCTCATAGCAGATGTTGCCGTAAGCTCAGCTCCTTGGTGGTATGTTCTGATGGTCGGACGTGTACGCTTCATGCGTTCAAACAACTCGGCATCGCTCTCTCCCTGAGTGGCCTGCAATGATTCATCACCCAGCATCTGTGGGAGCTTGAACAAGATGGCGTAGTTGGCAAACTCCTTGAGCAAGTCGTCAGAGTATCCAACGGGAGGGGTGGGAAGCATGTCAATGACCACACTGGCTGCGATGTTAAGCAACTTGTTGTCCTTGAACTCCGACTCTTCTTCGTCTTCACCCGCGAGCAGCTGAGCGACAGCGGGGATAAGGACTTGACCGATTGTGTGGAACATAGCCAATTCAGCCATGTGACCAGCCATCAATCTGTATCCCTCTCTTTTTGTTTGGGCATCACCCTGGGTAATCTTTCTGAAGTCTGAGTAGATGCTTCTCTTCTTGTTCACAGCGAATCTTGCGAAGGGCAAGACAACGTTTCTCACGAACGCCACTGCGGGAGCAAGTGCTCCGCCTTCATCCTTGTATACGTCAGCTGCCTGTCTTGGGGTTGACGCTGCCTGGTCTTTCGTAACCATCGAGTCAGCGTAGCTAAGTGCATCCTGGTTAGGAGAACCTGCCTGCTCTTGCCAGTCGATGTCGGCGATACTATCAACGATACCCTCGGACAAGAGGTAGTCTGCATAGAAGGCAAACCATGATGAGACGGCGACCACTTTATCTGTAGACTTCAGGTTCTGCAGGGCAACAGACGTCAACTTATCCTGGGTTCTTTGGAACCAGTTTGTTTCTGTCTGGATGCTGCCAGTGTATGGGTCGATGTTACCTGCCTCGTAGTCTCTTGAGAACACGGGAGAGTTCTGGAGGAGCTTGTATCTACCGTTAGCTTCCAGAGCAAGCTTGGAATCCTTGAACAATCCGTTTCTCAATGCGTGAGCCCAGAGTTCACCAATCGTTTGGATGAAGTACGGGATGGTTTCGGTTGGCCTTTCTGCGTTAGACATGACACTGATAGCAACAGTAGATTGCTTCATGGTCTGAATAATCAATGAACCAAACGCCTTCACAACGACAGCGTTCCTAACCAAGGTCAGTGGGTTAAACACCTTTCTTCCCTTGATGCTGATTGTTGACTGGAAAGCAACAGGTGCTTGCCCCGCATCCTGAGTGATGTACTGCATCATCTTGTTATGCAGCTGCTTTCTCGTACCGTCATCCTTGATAAGCTTAGTCATCGCCTCACTTGCGAAGGCTCCCTGCAACGCCATCACATCGCCAACGGTGTTGGTAAGGATTGTGTTCTCTCTAAGTGTACGCTCGTTAATCTTCAAGAAGTTCAAGCCGATGATATTGTTACCACCGCTGATGCTTTTTGGATTACGCTCGTAAGAGGAACCTGCAACTTTCTTGGCGTTTGCCAATGAAGAGGTACGCATGCTATCCATGATAGCTTGACGCATAGCGAGCTGTTCATCGACAGCGTCATTACGGACCTTGGTCTTAACCTGGAAGGGTGTGTAGTTTGACTCTACTTTGAGTGTTTTACCGAGGTATCTCTCAACGTAGTTGGCGAAGGTGTCTTGCTGTGTGCCGTGGATGTTGACCATGAAGTCGACAAACTCTGCAAGGTCAGCACGCTCACTAGTAACCTTGTCAATCAAACCTTCAAGATTAGGTTCAGAGAAGAGGTAGTCGAAAGCCTCCTGCATCTCCTGAATCTCCTCGTTGCTGTACAGGTCTTTCTGCTCAGAGTAGTGCTCGATGCTTCGCTTCATAGCGTCGCGCAAGTTCAGGTACCACTCTGCCGCGTTCTGACCTGGAGCCCCCTCCTCAAGCATCGGCATCTGTCTAGCCATAGAGAACACTTGCATGATTGCATTGTCCTTGACTGACCGAAGGCTGCCCCCTTCCTCTTCGATGCGGGTCATCTCATCGGTGATGGCCTCTACAGTCATCGCGTGAATCATGTCCGCCTTAGCAAAGGCTCTCTCCATCTGAGCGAAACCAATGTAGTTTCTAATCTCAGCGATGGTCTTGTTACCCTGAGGGAAGATGAGTCTGATGAACGAGTCTGCTGTATCAAACAATGCCAAGAATGGTTGTCCAACTGCACCGATACCTTTCGCTACCAACTCAGAATCAATTTTGTCAGCCATCTCAATCTTACCGCGAACTCTTGCCGCCAAGTATCCGAGACCCATGACCGAGTCATTCATGATGTAGTCATCGAGCTTGAACTCAAGGCTGGCAAGGGTAATCTTGTCTAGTTTGTTGAGTCGCTGACGCAGAGCCTGTGGGTCAAACCCATCCTCTGCGAAGATTCCCAATATCTCTGCAATGTGCTGGTCTTCAAGAAGCTTGTCCAAGTTCCCAAAGATTCTGGGGATAATCACGTCAGTGATGATTGCATCCTTTTGCTGTTCCAACAAGTCTGCCTTGTCTTCTGCGAGCTTACCCAAAACAAACTCTACGTCAGCTGGGTTGGCTGGGTCGAGGTTGAGTGCAGGGTTGTTGTCGATAAAGTCAAGGATAGCCTTGCGTGTTGCACTCAGTCTGCCCCTCTCGAATGCTTTGACCAGTTTGTCATACTCCTCATCAAAGCTCGTGTTGTTCTTTGCTGCAGCAGCCCTGGCTTTGGCAACCATAGCCGCGTTCCTTCCAATCTCTTCAAGGGCCTTGAACTTGTTAGCCAATACTTCAAGAGCTTCAACAGAGATTCTCTGCGGAGCTTCGGCAACAACGCGCTGCTCCTCTGTGTCGAACTTCGTCTTGACCTTGGTCACAGAGCTTGTAGCTGCAGCCAAGGTGTTGAGGAAGTCCCCCATATCTGCAGGAGAAATCAATGCTGGGTTGATGCCAGCAAGTTTCCCAATGACAGAACTGTAGGATGCGGTAGACTTGAGGGCTTCCCCTTTCTTACGTGACTTGACCACACGACGCAAAGACTGCTGAAGCTTTCTTGCAGCAGACACCGAGGCCAAGTAATTAGCCATGGCCTTCTGCGAATCCTTCTTGTCAAAGATGTCGATGAGCTTCTCGACAAAGGTGTCCATCACCTCAGCCCCACCCTCTTTCTTAATCCTTGCAGCAGAAGCTTTGTGAGCCTGCCTAGCAATCTTCATCAACCTTTGAACGTCCTTGTTGGAGAAGGGCACAGTACCCAACTCTTTCATACGCTCGTTGATGAGCTTTACTGCGAACCCAAAGAACTCGTCAACTGTCTTCGCTTTGGATTTAAGCTTGTCTAGTTCTTCCTTGAGTCTCTTTGATTCGGTGCTAAGCTTTTGGTTTCTCTTGCCGAGGGTGTTACGAGCAGCTTTTTCTGCAGCCTTCCTTCCCGCTGTCCTTCCTTCCTTGTAAGCTTTTGCAGCAGCATACAAGGCCTCTGCGTTCTCTTTGCTCATGCCGCTCGCAGTGAGCAGCTCGATTACCTCCGACTTTTTTCTGTTCCATAGCTCCGATTTCGAGGGCGTAATAATAAGCTTTCCTCGCTTATTCACTCTCGCGCCTGGAGTGGGTGCCGCTGGGTCAACCATGTCAGCGATGAGCTTCATCAGATTGCCCTGAGCCTTAGCACTTTGGATAACAGAAACACTCTCTGAAACAGACTTTACCTCTCTTGAAATCGCATCTACAGGAATCGCTTCCTTGACAAACATCCGACCCCAAGTGGCCTGACCCATGCCTCCCATCATCTGGAATGCTTGCTTGGTGATGTAGGAAAGCTTGCCCTTGGCGTCAAGCTTCATGTCACCAACACCGAGTCTGTTGTTTTGCTCAATGTTTCTATCTCTACTTTCCAGTGTGGAGATAGCGTCATTCATTGTCTTGAACACAATAGTCTTCGGAGCTGGAGCGTTGGTGTCAACGTTAACCAACTTGAGCGGATATGAAGCAAGAGGGTTCGGGTCTCTCTCAAGCTTTACCTCAGAGGTAATCTCAATGGCTCCGTAAATCTGATTGGGCTCAACGCCTTGCAGCACCTTCTCTTGGAAGTAATCGAAGAAGAAGTTCTTCAGGAACGAACCGAACTGACGCATGTTCGGCTTGGCATCAAACATCTTTTCGTACTTGGCAATGATGTCTGCCTTGGTCTTGCTGTCCTGACTAGCCTTGGCCTTGACAACTTCACCGAGAACAGTTCCAAACGTTTCCGCAAACTCCCTCCTCTGCTCAAAGGTTGACTTCTTTGCTGAGGCAAACTCCTCGAAGAACCTCTGCATCAAAGCCTCTGTGCTACCAGCCATACTACTGAGCTTAGCAGTTCCCCTCTTGAGAGGGTCAGCCTTACCTCCTTTCTTGACCTTCGTTTCGTTAGCCTTAATCTGAGCGGCAATAGACCTTTCTTCAGTAAGAGCGATGGTTTTCTTCAAGGCATTCTTGTACTCAGTCTTCGTCAAGACACCTTGATTGACTAGCTCAAGTCCCAAGTTTGCAAATGTGACAACGCCGTTGGTGGAGCTCCTGTGCTTCATCCTGCCCCCACTGATGAGAAGCATGTATGCCTTTCCGTCTCGGGACTCCTTGAGCAACTTGTTGAGCTCACCCGCCATGTTCTTGCCAGCGGATTCGCCAGCCACCGCCCACACGTCTCCCGTGTTTGCAGAGTAGAAGAGACCACCACCGTTCTTTGCAATCACCCGACCGTCGACACTTGCTGTGCCAACCATCATGTTATCTGGTGAGTGAGATAGAACTGCACGTCCTTCGAGCATGGACAGGTCTTCTGTTCTTACAGTACCACTGGCAAGCCACTCATCCATCTGAGTTGTAGTGGCGCTGAACTCAAGGTTGAATATGCCGAGCTGTTGTGGCTTGACGAGCGCAACGGGGTCAACTCCTTGAGAGCCAACCCTTTGGAACTTAATCGTCTGCCCACTAACGCGGCTTTTCGCATTGAATCTTTCATCGGACTCAGAAATTTTGACTGCATCTTTGGCGAGAACGAGGGCACCCACTTGAATGACCTCAGAAGATTCGGCGATAGGTCTGCCATCTCGCTTGTCGTAGAACCAGCTGTGACGGAACGGGTTCATCCCGACCTGAATCCAGCCTTCCATCTTACCAATCTGCTTGTAGTCAGAGTTGTATTCTGACCCATTCATGATATCGACAGCTCTCTGGTACACGGACTCAGGGGACTCGTTCTTGTAGTCACCGAACATGCGAGCAATGGTCTGCTTACCCTTGCCCCTTGCAATGTTGAGGGAAGCCATAGGTGTAGAGTCAAACGTTGCGTTTGTAATTACCGCTGTCTGACCGTATCCGATAGCCTTGCCACCCAAGAATGGTGTTCTCTCTTCAGCTCTTTTACCCTGGTGTACAGACACTACCCATGTGTCGTAGGTGTCGTAGGCAGGGATGTCGAGACGAAGGCCCACGTAGTATCCGTCGGGCAACTCCTTGTTTACCCCAATGATTCCCTTAGTGACTTTGTCTGAGGTAAGCGAAGAAGCGACGTCGAGAACTGTTGGGATTTCTGGTACGGTCTCAAATGGTTTGATGGGCATGTTTTCCCTGACCGCACGCAAGTAATCCTCCTGTGTGATTTCTCCAAGCTCGTACTTGTTGAGCACGTCCAATACAACAGCATTACGTGTCTGTCTCTGAGACTCTGGCAGCTTAATCTCCTTGCGGCGCTCAGCCATCTGAGCTTCGCTAACGTTCGCTGCTTGCTGGAATGGAACGGGAGCGTTCTGCTCTAGCTCAGGGTTGGGCAAGGATTGTGCCTTGGGCTTCTTGACGCTATTGCTTACCACGTCATAGGCCTCCATATAGTCGTCGTATCTAACGCCTTCGCCCTTGCTACCCTCACCCTTGGTAAAGAACACCACGTCAGGCTCGTCAAGCAGAGGTGAGTTCTCTGCATCCCATCCATCTGGAGCGTACTCCCTGTTGAACGAGGTTCTTCCTACTGGCTTATATCCGAGTCCGATGTAGATGTCCTCAAGTTCTGTAGCAAATGCATCAAAGAAAATCTCAAGGTCTCTCTCTGCCGCCCAAGCTTCCATCCATGCGAACATGGGTTTGGTGATTCTCTTGAATACAGAGTCAGGGTTCTTGAAGATGCCGCCAACGTATCCCTCCTTGGTGATGTAGCCTCCAGCACCGTAGTCTGATGTCATGAAGATTGTACCACCCTCGTCTACGATTTTCTGTACGTCCTCTTCTGAAAGCTGGGTGACTTGCAAACCAATGTTAATGCCACGCTCAGCCATCATCTTCATGGCTCTGTCCATAGAGCGAGCGAAGAAGCTGATGCCCTTTGCATCTGAAGCATCAATGATGTCAATGCTTGTCGCGTCTCTCGTCTCTCTAATAGGCTCAGACTTCTGTCTTGTGGCCTGTCTGGTTTCAGAGTTGTACTCACCTTCGTGGACATACAGCTCATCAAACTTCCACCCGCGATTACGCTCCATGTAGGACACGAAGTTGTCGAGGTGTGCTTGGTTCTCAAACACTTTCTTGACGGGCCAGTTAGCCTTGCCGCTCAAGCTTACCTTAAATACTACAGTAGCAAAAATCTTGTTGCCACCAGACTCCATGGCCTGCTTCTTGGTTTCATCAAACCCGTCTTCTGCATCGTCATCTGAAATGATGCCAGCCTTCATAGCAATCCCTGCATAGTTGGCTCTGATGGTAGCAGCTTTGAGCTGTTCGATAGAGTCGATGCGGCGACCTTCTCTAACATCTGAAGTCAATCTGTTGACCGCAGATACAACGTCTTCAATCTTAGCAGATGGGATATCTCTCACCCCAATCCTCCCGAGATGCGGTGACAAGAACTCCATGAACTTTCTGATGGCGCTCTTCTGGATGTCAACGCTGATATTACCAGCACTGAGGTCAGCCAAGAACTCCATCAAGAACTCATCGGCAGACTCGACCTTAACACCCTTGTTTACGTTCTTATTGCGGAGGGTTCCAGTAAGGTCTCCAGTTCCATCTCCGTAATCCTTGAGGAAGTTTCCGTAGCGTTGCTTCAGGTTGTCTGGCAGGGCTTGGAAAAGCTTCTTTGCGAGACCAACAGCAGCCTGAGTACCAAGGCTTTGGATGACGAAGTCGTGATACCCCTCGTGGTAAGCTGTGTTCTCAAGCATTCCAGGAAGAAACAGCTTGGCTTTTCCTTGACCAATGTACAAGCCACGAGCAACCATGTTCGCAGCCTCCTCACGGTTCATCTTTCTTACCTCACCAGTCTCTGGGTCTTTCGTTTCCATCTCCATGAGGTCTTCGACCATAGTGTCAAAGTCCTTGTAGATTTCAAACTGAAAGTCTCCAAGAGAAGACATCGCCTTGACGACGTTCATGGCGTTCTGAACACCCTTGACAATACGAGCACCAGTAGTTACCTGACGCTCTTTGCCGTCCTGTGTTACGGTAGTGAATGGGCTCACATCAAATTCTGTAAGCTTAGAAAGAATCTTAGATACTGAACCAAAGTTTTCCGAGCTGACGGTGACCTTTCCTCTACCGTCTTCAAACAAACCACCATAATTACTTCTGCGCTTACCAGCCTTACGAGCTGCCCTTGCTAGAAGTTGAGACTCAACCTTGCCGTCTGTCTCAAAGATGGCGTCCATTTCACCTTCAATAGTTCCCCTTTCGTCGAGGAGCTTGCGAACCTCCTTGGTAATTCCTGCTCTTGCAGTACGGTCAGCTCGTGTGTACTTCTCTGCAAGAACCTCAACCCTGTTGTGAATCTCAACAAGACGCTTGTAGGCTTCGGGGTTAGATTGCTCCAACTCCTCCATCAAGGCAACCCGCTTTTCGCTAAGCTTGCTGAAGGCACTAACAGCTTCAACAATCCTCTTTCCGATTGCAGCTCTTTCTTGCTTGCTCTCCGCTTGAGTAAACGACTGCTGCAACTCCTTGATTACCGCTGTTGTTTTGATAAGGTCTATTCCCTTGCTTGCTACAGTTCTAGCAACGTCACCAGAGCTTGCCATTGTAGCACCCATAGACATACCCGCGAGAGCACCCTCCCGCGTTTGCCTCCAGAACTCGTCGTAATCCCACTTGACAGCTTCGCCCCCTGCGCGTTGAGCATTGATTCTAGAGGTATACTGCCAGCCTGCGGTAACCCCCTCTGTGATACCTTCCTCAACAGCGCCCAAGCCTGCACCAATCAAGAGACCCTTTGTCCACTGCTTGAATGATTGCTCGGCACCCTCTGTGACAATGTTCTTAAAAATTGCGCCAGCAATAGTTTTTCCAGCAAAGATTTGAGAACCCACAGCTGCGGGCAGTCCCTCGGCCACACCACTGCTAACCACAAACCCAAGTGCTTGAGCATCGCTCAAGTTCTTAAACCAATCAGTGTCTTTGTTTTCTGAGTAAACTGTTGCCCCACCTAGGAGGGATGTAACACTACCAACAGCCCGCACATTACCACGACTTACCGCACCAGTAAGCATTGCAGCACCCATCAAAGGGGCTGAAGCCCCGAGCATACCAATACTGTCAGAGAAAAATCCTCCGACATCTCCTTCTAAAAGCTTCTCCTCAAGAGATTTATTGGACACCGCCATCTCCTTACGGATTTCTTCGATACGTTCTCTCCGTGCTGTTTGGTCCTCCTCGTTTCCTCCTAGTGCATTCTCCACTGCGGTAGCAACACCGTCCCACATGCTCAAGGAACTCTTCCTGAATCCAGGGGAAAACACGTCTGTTACACCAAGCCATCCTTGACCAGACTCGTTGACGTATCCCTCACCAGTAAGGTCAGTGGCAATGTCGTAGTTTCTGTAAAGGTTTTGCTCAATAGAACGCCTTTGTTCTAATGTGAGGTCAGAGCCTAACGTTTCCTGGAATTGCGATGAAGCATCAGGCTCAATCTGTCCGTTGATATAAGAGAATATCTCGTTGCTTGCAGACTTTCTCTCAAGGTCTAGAACGAAATCCTTGTATTGCTGTTCTCGCTCTTCAAGAGTGGAGCCCTCTTCGGGCTCAAAATTTGGAGCGTAAAATCCTTTATCCCTTCCAGAATAGATTGCTCTGGCTGGGATATTAAACAGTTGGTCGAAAGTGTCTGGTTGCGGTGCATCAGGCAATCCTCGGGCAAACTCCAACAGGCCATCTTCGGTGTTGTTTTGGACACCGTACTCAAGAGCCTCAATCATCGAGAGCCTTTCTTGCTCTAGCTCGTCTTGAGACATTTGCTCCAGCCTAGATGTATCTAAGCCTTTGGAATCATAGTATTGGAAGATGTCAAAGTTCTCCTCAATCCACTTGTTACGGTTTGACTCATAGGCCTGTCCGTAATCGTACACCATCTGGGCATCGGCGCCTGGAATTTGCCTGCCCTGAAACTCGTAGTTCTGGTGGGGGTTAAATACTACGGGAGGAGAATCCGAATCTCCACTCCGTGGTTCTGGCGCTTGAGCTGGAGACGCCAAGGTAGACTCCCCAAAATCCACCTCCGAAGCTTGCTCCAAACGTAAACGCTCGGCCTCTTCTTGCTCTTTTTTTTTTCGCTCAGCTTCTTCTTGCTGAAGGCGAGCGTCTTCTTCTTGTTGTCGTCTGACTTGCGCGAGTCTCTCGCGACGCATTGCTTGCAGTTCAGCCTCTGATGCGCCAGCATCTACAGCCGCTTGGTAACGTGCAAGGAATTGTTCCTTTGTCTCCATAGAGACAAATATACCAACTTAAAAGTTCCTTACTGACCAGCGGCTTCGTAGTCCTCTGCCATCTGTCTCATTGTCTCAGGTGTCAACTCATCAATACTGTCGACACCGTACATACCAAGCATGCCCTGTTCTGCAAAGTAGTTGAAGATAGAAATCTCGTTTTGAGCCTGCTCAATTCTTGCCTGAGGTCCAGGGCGGCGGCTAGAGCCCGACGTCGTGTTACGCATGTCGTTGCTAATGCTGGCAAACAACGGGTTGTCAGGAGTAATCTTCGTTGAAACAGCGTCATCGAACAAGTTTTGAACTTGAGCTCGGGCATCAGGGTCGGCACCAGCTTGGTTCATCGCTGCCGTCATAATGTCGTTAGGGACAGTGAGGGTGTATGCTGCGACTTCTCCTGTAGCGGGGTCGAGCTCTACACCCTGAACAGCAACCTTGCTGAATCCAAATTCTGTTCCTGGAATAGTTACGGTCTCGTTTCCTGGGAAGTTGAATGTAGGAACACCAGCAACGGTGCTACCGTCTGGTGCGGTAGTGGATGGTGTTGTTGTAAGTGCCGTAAAGGTTGGCGCGGTGGGTCCGCTAGACGTGCTTGTAGTAGCTGCATTCTGAGCATCCCTCCTTCTTTGTTCAAGCTCTTCTCTTCTTTGACGTTCTGATTCAATCTGAGGTCTCTCGTCAATAGGGATAATCTTAGACTGCACATTGGCTGACTCCTTGTCAGCGTAGTTCTTGTAGGCCTTTCTGTACTCTTTAACAGCGTCCTTTTCTTCCCTAGTGAGGTTACTATCTTCAATGTCGGCATCGGTCACAGCAAACTCCCACTCACCATTCTTGTACTCCCCGTAGATTGCAGGGGTCTGGTCATTTCCAAACTTAACGTTGGCAGCTTCTGGGTTGTACTTCTCAAGAGCTTTCCTCTGGTCATCTGAATCGAGGTAATCCTTTCCTGGGGTGTCCTCATTGTACTGCTCAAGAGCAATCTGATTGCGTAGGTGAACGTTCTGATTAAAATCTGTCCGCGCTCGGTCAGTCATAGCCCCATCAAAAGCTTCGATATCTAGTTCACCCGTGCCAAGCTTTGTCTCTTCATCAAGAACCGTAAAGGCTCGCATCTTGCTAGGGTCAAAGGTTTCTTCAGCAACGGTGTTTGCGTAGTCTGTCGAGTTGAACGCGGTCTCCTTTGCTACCAACAATGGTGTGTATACATCTGAAGCGTCTGCGTATCTGCTATCGGTCCAAGGGACAGCATTAGCGCTACCTTCTTCTCCAACCATGAGAACGCCTTCCTGCATAAAGAAGCTTGGTTCTACCATAACAGGCTCGCCATTCGCATCACGAACGACCTCACCATTCTCATCAAGCTTAGGGGTCAGGTTGTAGTTAGCCCAACGCTCTTGCTCTGTGGTAATATCTGTAGACAGGTTGTCGAACCCACCAGTCTGAACACCTTGAAACGTCTCTTGGTTTCTTTTGCTCCTACCTTCTGAGACTCCAGAAACCTGCGTCCATTGTCTTTGAGCCTGAGCCCATCTTGCTTCTGCAGCAGGGTCACCAACGTTGGCTTCGAGATTAGCCCCAGCAGCTTCATATTCTTTCCAAGCCAAATCCATGGCTTGAGAATCTCTTGCATCAATAATGCTTGGGTCTAATACAGAGGTAGCGATTTTGTCTACGCCACGGCGCTGCAGATACTTCTGAGTCTTTCTGTCTTCGGCTTCATCTTTCTGAAACTCAAACTGTTCGTCAGCTCTGTCTGCTGCTCGGTCAGCTCTCTCATCAGCTTTAACAGCACGCTCCTCTGCAGAAATCTTGAACTGTCTTTCAAACTCAAGGTTCTCGCGATTGAGCTTGTCGATTTCAATTTGACGCGCTTCCTTTCTCAACGCCGCAGCTTCCTGACGGTCAAGCCTAGCCTGCTGTTCTGCATACCTCTTTGCCTCAGCTTCCTCTGCTCTGGCCTTTTGCTTCAGTGCAATGACCTGAGAAACATTACCCTGAATCTGAGCTCCAATATCCCGTGCGTAATCCGATGCGTACTTCTTAGCCATCTTATGCGAATTGTGGTTCGTCGAGCAAGTCGTCCATGAACTTCATCAAGGCATCCTTGTCGCCTGCTTCCACGAGTTTCTTGATTGTTTTTGATTGGTCTGGGTTGAGAACGTACTCACCCCCAGTAACTCTGATTCCTGTGTCTTTACCCTCCTCTGTAATGACAGCCATCTCGTTCTCTTCATGAGAAAACTTACCTGGTGTCTTTTGAATCTTACCCCCGTCTTCGTTAAAGTATGCGCCGCGACCAAAGATGGCCCCTCGCTGAGATAGCGGAAGCTTCTGGGCACCACTCTTGCGCAGCTGTCGAAGAGTCATTTCGTCTTTAGGAATGTCTGGGCCAGTAACGCTTTCTGCGTTTTTCATGCCAAGCATGTCAGTTCCCATATCCATCACCTGACCAGCCATAGAAAGGTTTCCAAGCCCGCCAACGGCTGCACCAACACCAGCACCAATTTGTTCTTGAGCCCCAGCCAACTGTTGATTAGCCATTGACAGCTGCTCGAAGCTCATGTTTTGGTTGAACTGGTTTTGCTGTAATTGCATTTGTTGACTCTGCATTCTAGCGTCAGCCAGCTGACCCATGGCTGCAGTCTGCATTTGTTGCTGTCTAAGAACTTCTTCCTGTTGAGCTCTGTTTGCTGATTGCGTAGCACCAGCCAAAGCACCAAGACCTCTAGAGCCAAACTGTGATGCTGCTGCCGTAGTATTAGCAAGCCCCCTATTGATGTCATCAACCCTCATTTGCATAAGCCTAGAGTCGTATGCGTTCTTCGCCATCTCGTAGTATTGTGATGGCGTTGCCAAAGACGGTTGATTTGCCTGAAGGTCATCAAGCTTCCCTTGATACTTAGCAACAGAATCACGAGCGGTATTCATATTTTGAATACCCTGGTAAATATCGTATGCCCCTCCAAGCACGCCAACAAGACCAGATGCCTGCATACCTTGACCCGCCAAGAACATGTCTGAACCCGCAGTCTGCATGGGACTTGTCGCGCCGTATCCCTGTGCCATTCTTGCATCAAGGTTTGCTTGCGCCGCAGCATTAGCCTTAGCTGCATCCAACTCAGCTTGACTGTACTGACCTGCAGATTGCGGCGTTGTTATGCCTGGTGCTGCGTTAGGGTCGTTAATACCGTCAGGCAGCTTGAATTGGTTGAGGTAAGACATGATGCTAATTTACTGATTATTAGGTTGGCCTCCGTCGTTGTGCAGAGAGGACGGGTCATACACAAGGTTTACAGCATATAACTCATTGGGTGTGCTGCCGTTATTCTCCAGCTTGACCTTTGCATAGTACCCTCTGAGCATGTCTCCACTAACACCAGAGCCGTAAGCATTTGCGAGGATATCGCCTGGTTCAATAATGTCGCGAGCGCTGACGTTAGTGTTCAAGGTGTCCCTGTCATCAACGCCAGTAATCTTTACGCCACTGCCAACAGCAGTCCAGTTTGTGTCAGTGCTTCTGATTCTATACAATACACCAGAGCCAGTTATCACAGGGCTGTCGTTTACAAACGTGGTGAATGTGAGCTTATTGTTGTCTCCGTCTACTGACTCGACTGTCCCGATAACTCGGAATGAGCTAGACGCCAACTCAAACTCGTTTGCGTTATTCACATTGTCATCGTTGACTCTGGGAACATTGGCATAATACATGCCTTCCTTTTCGTTGAAGTGGTCAGCTTGAATTACAGCAGCTCTGTGCTTGTCATTGCTCAGAGTTGCTTTCCACTTGGAGTCGCCTTCAAGACTGATTGCCTTGTAACCCTTTACACTACTGGGGTTACCCTTAGAGATAATCTCAATCTTTGAGTCATATCCAGTACCATAGAAATTGTTCCTTGCAGTGTTCTTGTTGTGGAACCACATCTGACCATCCTTGAACGAAAAGAATTTGTTCTGAATGTTGGCGTACATCTCTGGAACAAACGAATAGAATGTCAACCACTTCTCAGACGTTGGGCTCCATGCAATAGTAGCATTCCCTGGGTCTACTACGCTTGTAATAGAAAGAGCTTGACTTCCTCCATCTGCATCTGTCTCAGCGACGTTGTCGCAAAAAGTAATTGAGTTATCTCTCAAAGACAGGTGAGCACTACCTCTGTAAAGTCTGTTCTCATCTATAACCTCTACACGCAGCGCTGTATTGGTTTGATTTTCTTGAAACTCTGGATGAATGTAACATCCGTTCACGTCGTTTATTCTGTCGAGGTAAACAACTCCTTGATGAGCGTCATCCCACTTAGGGATACAGGTTCCTGAAAAAGCACTCGATTCATTCCAAAGCAGAGGGTCGTTGTCCCAACGCATCAAAAGAGCGTTTCCAAAAACAGGGGATACAAAAACGTCATCTTGGTCTGCCGCTGCAGGAGCTGCCTCGGCATATCCAATAGTCACACTGTCAATGACAATCTTTACAAAGTCAATGGGCTCTGTGGTAATGACAAGCTCTGAGTTCTCTGGGTCGAAACCTGCTGGGATTCTTGGTCTAGGCACAGCGTTACTCAAATCACACAGAGTCTTTTCAAAATAAGACTCCATCTTAGCCGTGCTAATTGGCAGAACACCCTTGCTGCTCACAGAACAAACTACACCGCTATTAGGGTCAGAGAAGTAGATTACTCCAAACCTATTCAAGACACCCTCGGGGCAATCCCCAGGACCGTATGACCCAGCCAAGAAGGTAGCTGTTCCCATCACGTCTGTGGATGTAACGAGACTGCTGTCCTCCCCCATCTTCACAACGTTTCTGTTGATGGGCACAAAGGATACTTTGCTCTGCTGCAACACTGTCAACGACTCATTACCATCTTCAATCGCAGTAACCCCACCATATTGAGCGGGCATGTCCTTGTACGGGAACTTGCTTGGATTGAAGGATGAAAGATGAAGTTGAGTCGAATCAAACGACAATGGGTCGCTGTAGGTAATTGAAGAGTACCGTGTTATTTTTTCTTGGTCAGGCGTTTCAATATGTGTACGACCAAGAGACTTTCCGCTACTATCAAAGAAGTCACTAGCTCTCTCTGACTCCACATGCATGATGTCGTAAGCTTGTTTTCTTGGAGAGGTTGGGTTGTATCTTCTAGTAGCAACTGAGGTAGCCAGTGGCTCGTAGTTGCTTCTTTCATTCACAAGCATTTCTCTTTGCTTGAGATAAACGTCTCCATCGTTCAACGTCACTACGCCTACAAACGTTCCGTTTGATGAATCAGGCGCGGAGTCTACAGAACAGCTGTCAAAGTCTAGTCCAAACGAAGCTGGGACAAATGGATTTGTAGAGGATACGAAGTACCTAAACTTATTGCCGAGTGGTGCTACACCTGCAACAAATGCAAATCCATTCCCATTCGCCTCGGCTTGAGAGTCGTCAGAGTCATGAAACACAACCTTGTCCCCAATGTAAAAACGATGGGCCGATTCAAAGTTGTTTGAATTAAGTACAGTACACTGAAGTCCGCTGATGCCTGTGTTCACCCTGTCTCCTCCATGAGTCCTTCTGTTGGCAACAGTCACAATAGGGTATGACTCCCCAATCTCGTAGTACACAGGCTCTTCGACGGCCTTCTTTGGTCTAAGGATTTCAATGACACACTTTTGACTGAAGAAATCTGTACCCAACTCGACCTCACCTCTTTTGAATCCTTCGTGGTCGTTATCCCTTACGCTCAAAAACCACCCCGTCCTTCTGTAGATGTCATCTTTCTTTTCGCTCTCGGCTTCTTCAGGTGTGTTTTCAGATGGTCTGGATACTTCGAGGGGATTACTCTCATCGTCAACAAAGTAGTTGTATCCAGTAATCTTAAACTCTTTGGACTGAGGGAAGATAGTTTGTCCATCTGGACTTTCATAAGACACAACCCTAAGGATGTCACCTTCTTGATATTGATATGACAATTCCCCACCCTTGAACTCTTTGTAAGAATTGTTCTTACCCTCAAGCGGACGCATAGAAAGAAAAATGGCAGAGCGGATGTCTCCACCTAAGGAGCTGTTGATTAGCCTGCTGTTTGCTAAAGAATCCGAAACGTCATCACCCGAAACATTATCTACACCAGCTGGTGATAGAATGTCTCTGAATAGCGTAAGGTTTGGAAGAAGAGCTTCTGATACAGTAAACTGTAAGAAAGACTCATAGCTTGTGTTGGATGAATACACAGGAGCCCATCTTGTAGCCCACTCGGGTGGCTCGTGCATAATCCTTAAATCAATCTGTGTTCTTCCATTTCTCCCTCCTCTCTTAATGTTGCCAAAAGGAACAACATCTACTGAGCCCAGCTTCTGCACACCGCCGCTTCTGTTTCTGTGGTCGTAGTAAACCACTCCAAACTCGTGAGTTGCGCCAGTCTTGAAAGACTTGTTTTCGTTAACATCGGAATCTTCAGGGACAAGCAAACCCGTACCAGCAACAGACATGTTCCTAATCGTTGTTGCATACGTTGTGTCCGAAGAATCAAAGTCTCTAAAAGGATGACCACCAACATTACTGGAAACATCACCAGTGTGGATTTCACACTGAACTTCTGTGGATGTGTAAACGTATCCAGAGGTAAAGTTTGCTGGTGACCAGTGCGATTGGCTAAGACCAACAAGGCCACTCGCAGCACCAACAGCAACGAGGTCTACTTGACTTGTTTGGAAGCGAACCAGGACAGCATCATTAGATGCACTATAGAATGCATCTGAAGTCATTGTGAACGCCCCATCCCAATCAATGAAAATCCAGCTGTTGAACTCGTTTGTGGTCTCGTCGTGAGCCTGATAGACGTTGTTTGAAATGTCTTCACCGAGAAGAACACTGTTGGTGTTTACAGCAGACAGTATGTGATTGGTGTTAGTAAGGCCGAGCAAACTGGCAAGTTCAATGTCTGAGCTGTTTGTCTTAGTAGACCGAACACCCACAACTACAGGGTCAAGAGCATTCATTGCTCCGACAATAAGTTCAATAATCCCGTCCTTATCCGTACCAGCAGGTACAGAAATTTCAGCGTTAATGTCGAAGCCTCCTTGAATCTGAAGATTATTCAAAGAACCTACACGCTCTCTGTTTTCTACTCCACCCACATAGGTTCCTGAAGAATTTCTTCTAGAGTGACTGGCAGGGTTTAGAACCGAGATTTTATCAGGAGCCCCGCTGACTACGGTGTTGTCTTTGAATAGCTTAATGTCGATATCAAAGGCATTCCGCTCGTAGTTGTGAGCCACATCTGCAGTTGTATACTCGGAGATATTTGCAATACCGATAGAGTCTCCAGATACGGTGTAGGATAGAAGTAGCTTTGATGCTACAGCAAGACCTGCAGAAGGAATCTCAGAGGTGTCAATCTTAAATCCAACAGGCTTACCAGAAAAAGATTGTTGGACGTCTTCAAAGTTTCCTGTAGGGACAGGTAGCTGACCAATTTCTGGAATCTCAAACAGGTTACCTTGAGAAAGGTTTTCAAAAAGACCACCAACCGCAAGACCAGTCTGAATGTATTCTGTGTCAGTATTAACCAAATCCCCAAAGAATGGCCCTGTATTGTAGGTCGTTCTCGGTGCCGACGGTATGGTACTAGGAAGCAGCTCTACATTGTACACGGGGTACTGAATAGAGCTCACCCTGCTGAGGTTATCAAAACCCTCAAGGTAGTTTCCGTAAAACAGTCTGCTGTTTGAAAAGGTTTGAGCAAGAGCCTTTCTTGGCACAGCATCAAACGGCTTATTAGCTGAGTCCTCATCTAGTTGAGAATACAAGCCGTCATTTCTAAAGACAACAGTTTCAGTGTCTAGACTTCTGTTGTTGTCAATCTCAGCAATCCTGTGAAAGAACCCCGTCTGCCCCTCTCTGGCAAAAACTCTAATCTTTTCTACTGGCCCAACAGTACACTTGACTGTAATCTCAATCTCGTTGTTCAGGCCATTGAAAAGTTCACGCTGAGCAGAGTTGAAGGCGAGGTGATTTGGGCTTACCGCAATCTTAGAGTAAGGAGACAGGGCGCTGATTTCGCCGTCATCATAAACGTATTGATATGCAAACTGAAACAACTTGTTGGAAAGCTGATTTCTTTCAATCGCATCGTTGTTCTTAAACTCATGTGTCGGAGCTGTAACTGGTGGCGCCTTGCAGACGGTGAGGAACAACTCCTTCTGTGCCGCTGTCCCCGTGTTGAACTCAGTAGGGTAGATGTTTGAAAGAGCCTTGGTAGCGTTAATCTTTCTCGGCTCGTTCCTGTTGTCTGTGAAGTACAAAAGGTGTTCGCCCTGCTGATTTACAATAATGTCCGCAGACACGTATGTCTTCAGACCAAAGTTCAAATCAGATGACTGGTAAACTTTTTGGTAAGCATCACCACCCTCAGATGTTGGCCTAGCCGTGTACTTGTAGATGCCGTGATTCCCAGCACCGTTATACAGAAAAAAGTATACAGCACGATACGCCTCAGAGCTTACAGCCCCAATGACTTTGTTAAGACCCGTTGATGGAATAGTATCTGACGAACTCTTAGCGGCAACAGTTGAGTTACCCTCTACGTTCTTGATGACTCCAGCGTCACCATCCTCTTCGTGAGACACACGGATGTTGAGAGCATCCACCATCTCAAACGGCTGGATGATTCTCTCGTCGTCGTCTTGGTTGAGATATTGGGGAGTAAGCTTGTCAATAGCCATCAGTACTTAGGAGCTTGTTTGAAGTTCTTACGAATAACCTGGAGTGCATCCTCTTTGCTGAACGCCTGCAAGCGTGAATTAGCCCTTCTAAGCTCGTTGAAGTACTCTGCCCTAGCCCTGGCTTTTTCAGCGGCAGGAACAGCGCTCTTACGCTGAATAATCTTGTAGTAGATGTACGCTCTCAGGGCTTCCTCCGCCATAGTGTGAACTGTTGGATTCACGCTTCTTGCCTCATCTGCGATGTACTCAATCACAACTTCAGAGAATGCTGAGTTGAGCATCAGCTCGATTCTGTTCTGGTCGAGGTTCAGTCTGTATTGCCCCTCGTACCTGCCACCACCCAGACCGTACAGCTGTCCAACGTTATTCTGGTAGATGTAGTTGCTGAAGACGATGTGGTCGTCATCCCCACCGATACCTGTAGCAGATGTCTTACCCTTTGCCGACTCTCTGTCGTACACGCCATCACCGTCACTGTCAATCAGTGTACCTCCAGATGTCTTCTTGTACTTCTGCGAGTAGTTGATGTTGGGGTTGGACGAAAGCACGTAAACCAATCCGTCACTACCGACGACGCCAATCTTAACCAGAGACACAAAGTCGTCAGGCAAAGCCACGGTGTCGTTACTTCCCTTGGAAAGCTTGATGGACCGAACACGCTGCAGCATATCGAATCCCATCTCTCGGATACCACGCAGGGCGTAGTTGTGAACGAGGGTGTCAGATACATTTTTGGTGTAGTCGTCGTACTCTAGAGAGAGCATGAAGTCGCTTACAACCTCCGATACTGTTACTAGGTTACGTGCCATTATTTCTGCTGTCTTCCGTAGTTAATCAAGGCCGCGTCACGAAGAGCTGTTCCAATCATGCCTGCCATCTCCACCACGAGCTCTGCTTCCCTGTCTTGAGGGAGGTCGAAGTTGATGCTGGTGGCTGAATCAAAAACCTCGTCACCACCCACAACGGTAAAGTTGTACTGAGGCTGTGACACAGATGTGGTGCCGTCACTCGGCAGTCGCCCCTGAGGGATTCTCCAGTACCTCAGTCTCGCCCTTTTTATTAAGCTTGGGTAGATTTCGATAGAAGTTGTGACAAGTGCAACGGGTCTGTCAACCGTAGGTTTAGACAGGGGGCTACGTCTAATGTAGTTCAACTTGAATGGGTCGTACAAGATGTCGATGGCTTTCGACGTAGTCTCACCACCAACCTCTACACCCGCCGTCTCAATAGAATCTAATCTGTAGTAGTCCGACGGGTAAGAGAACAAAGACGCTCCTCTGGCAAGAGTAGTTCCTGTGCTTGCAGTTCTCTCAGCCAAGCTGATGTACATAGCCAGCTCATTTCTGACGTCGTCAACTTTAGACATGCCCCGCTGTCCGTCAAGGTTTCTGCGTGCGATGTTTTCGGCAAGAAGAACCTCATCCCACATCTTGTTGTAAACAGCCATCTGAGCGATAGGAGCCATGGTGTTAAACTCAGTTGGACTGACAAAGCCCCGCTGCTCCTTGTTGGCGAGGTCTTTTAACACTTCATATATCCGCTTAACGCTTATCATTTCTACGAGTTTGGGCCTCAGCAAATATAACGAAAAAGGGGAGGGCCTTTCGGCCACTCCCCCTCTGCTGCCTCACACGCGGTGTTAGGCTATCTCTGCAAGCTGCCTTTCGATTTCAGAACGCACGGTCGCACCTGCATCGGTCATGCAGAATCTAGACAGGGTTTCTGTGTGACTCTGTCCAGCAGGGATAGTCACAATGACTTTGTTTGTATCGTACCAAACGACAGCCCCACCGTTGTCCCGAACAATGTCGAAGTCAAAGGCTTGAGATACTAGGCCTCTGATTTCAACCAATGGGTTGGTGGTCATATCAAGGAACTCTTGTGGCTTACGACGAGCGTAGCGAACCAAGTCTCTCTTGACACTAAGGTCGTCCTGGTCGATGTTGATTCTCAATGACATAGCAAGCGGAATCAAATCTGCCAAAGGCTTGGACTTGATGATTGCCACTGCATCGTGAACCAAAAATTCGTTGTTAACCTCGGTTGCTTTTGGAGCCTGCGTGTTCAGTTCCTCAAACACGGAGCCACCGTTGGCTCTGTTATCTGGGTGCTTTTGCAAGAACTCTCTGAGGTTAGGCTTTTCAAGAGGAACAACAAGAAGCTTGTCGTAGATGAAGACCTGCTCAACTGTTGGGTTCGCGGACTGCTCGTCTACATAGATTGATTGCTCAAGAGGAGCATATCTAATCTCCCTCACAGCGTTTGTCTCCTTGTCGAACGTAGAAATCTTGCTGTTCCTGAGCTTCAGGATGATTCCTCCCTTACCGTTGACTGGAACAAATGCCGAGGGCTTTGCTTCAAGGTCAGGGATGTTTCTCTTGATAGAAGGCTTCTTTGCCTTCGGTGTAGCTGTTTCAACAGCTACCTGAGGAGCCGACTTCGCTGGCCGCCCTCTTTTTGCGGGTTGCTTTTCCATGATAATGAATTTTATGATGTGGGAAGTAAAAGGAGGGAGGCCGATTCCCCCCTCCAATTACCAATCAGATTACTTAATCAACACGTGCTGGTTAGCAGCGCGAGTAATCAAGTTGCACTCAGAGCGGTAGTTGAACTCAGCAACGTCCTTTCCGTTGTTGTTGAATCCGAGGACACCACCACCAGTTACCCAGTGCTCCATCTCTCTGCTGTATCCGCCAGAGGCCTTGTAGTTCATCTCCAAAGCTGGAGCCTTAGCACCAGTCTGAGGGTCAGTAACGTTAGCCAAAGGAATGCAGACACCCTTGAATGCAGAGCCAGCCAACAAGGTTGGGTCGTTCAAGAGCTTCCAGCTGTGCTTGTGGAAGGTGTATCCGCCACGTGCGAAGGATTGGAAGCCCAAGTTCAGAGCCATGTCCTTGTCGTTGTTGAATGCACCGTAGTTAGCAGCCAAACCAGAGGTTGAGGCTGCGGTACCACCATTAGCGAGCATGTTATCCAAGGCCAACATCTGCGCGGTGTTTGCGTAGATAGCGTACTCAGAAGGAGAACCTTGCTTGTCCATCTGTGTGATGAGGGCGTCGATGTCGCCAAAGTCACTGGTAGTGTTACCGATGATGTTGCTGGTAACCATACCTCTGTCTTCCAATGCAGCGAAGTAACCCTCAGTGCCGTCGATAGAAGGCAATCCAGAGTCAGTGCTAGTGGCTTTCTCGCCGAGCAAGAGAGTCATCTCACGCTTGTCCATGAAGCGTTGACGAGTGTCACCCTCACCCTTGAGGTACCATCTGTAGTCACCACCACCGAGGTCGACGTAGCCGATGTTGGTAGCTTGAGAACCAGTCACCTTGAAGACTTCCTTCACGATGGCGTATGGGTTGGTTCTCTTAACCACGTTAGACTCCAAGTAACGGTCGGGCTGGTCGGTGCCTTGCTCGAACATGTTACCCACGATTGGGAAGTCGCAGGCGCCGTTGTCAGAGATGCCTGTGGTGATACCACCATCGAGCAATGACTTCAGTGTAATCTCAGTCGCTCCAGTTGCGGTGGTGACAGACACGTCGCTGACGATGAATCTGTCGACACCACCCACCAAGAGGATGTCACCCTTGCGAGCCACGAGAGGCTTGACAGTTGCGTCTTCACCGTCGGCGTCGTATCCAGAACCGCCTTGAGCGTGGATGCCGTCAATGATGAATGACTTGTCCGCAGCGGTCACAGCGCCTTTAGCGAGACCTGTTTGTCTTTGGTGCAAGCGAGCTTCTTCCCAGTAAGTGACTTCGTCAGCAGTACCTGCGCTGTTCACAGCACCAGTCAACTTCAGGAAACCAGTGATACCCTGGTCACCGAAAGTCTTCACGAGCTGAGCACGGATGTCAGGTGCGTTGACTTCGTCAATAAAATCGTGCAAAGAAGTGTACTTCGCGGGGTCGAGTCTGTTAAAGACCGAGTTGTTGATACCCTTTGGTCCAGGGTTTCCACCGTTGTTAGTTACGGTAATAGCCATGATTAGTTTTTTTAGGCGTTAGAGTTTGAAAGTCATCCCTCCTCCTTGACCTAATGCATTTCTCAGCTGCTCTTCCAGCTTAGATGCTTGCGACTGTTGAATGTTCTGCTGTGGGTTGGTATTCGTAGAAACGTTTCCAGCGTCGGTAACAACCTTTCGTTGTCCATCACTGATACCTTGCCTGTAGACAGAAGCAACAATCTCGTCGATGTTGTCAATCAACGCCCTGTGAGAACTGAGCTTATCGAAGTCCCAGTTGCCTTGTTCGCTGATGTAGTCATCAAAGTATTGGTCGAGCTTTGCGTTCTTGTCGATGAGCTTTGATTTGTAGTCCTTGTTCAAACCGTAGGTGAACTGATTGCCGTTGGGCAAACCGAACACTAACCCGTCAAGGTCTTCAACCTCACCTCTCATCGTAGAAATCCATTCGTCATTGATGAAGGATTCTGGTTCGGATTGCTGAACCTCAGGAGCCTCGTAAGATTTACGGACACCCTCGATAGCATTCCTTGCCGCTTCCGCATCCATCTTGAGCTGGAGCTGCGCCATCTTAACATCTCCCTCTGAGTTCAAGTCAGAGTCCAGCTTGTACTTGCTTCCGAGCAGCATGTCAATCTCCTCATTGTTGAGGTTTGAATGCTCCATCTGCATGTGGTTCCGAACAGCTGTCATGTCATCCATTTCGGATGTGTTCAACCGCTGGTAACGGTACCAGTCTTCTGGACTCCGCCCTGTGTCTCGGACGAATTTGTTAATGGCAGCCACCCGCTCGTCGATTTCGACGGGAGCTGTATTGAATCTCTCCTTGATAGAATCGAAGCTGTCGAACTCAGACCCGAGCCTTTCGCTCATGTATCTGAGAACTTCTGCGTCGAGGTCTTTCTCGGAGAAGTCTTCCGTGGTTACTTGCTCCTGCGGAGCTTGCTCAACTTGCTGCGGAGCTTCAGTGACTGGCGGTTCATCCACCAGCTGAGGCTCTTGAACAGGTTGATTTTCAGGTTGAGAAACTGGTTCCTCAATGACAGGAGCAGCTTGTTCAACAGGCGCGTCAGTCTGTACATCTTGTTGAGGTGTTTCTTGTGTTGGGGGCGTATCTGACAAAGTCAAACCCGCATCACCCAGTGCTGTAGCTAGGTCTTTCATGAAATATATTTTACCACTTTACTTTATTTGCCCAATATGCAGCAGACATCTTACCCTTGGCAATGTTCTTGGCATGACGTGCCTTGAACGACTTACGCTTGGCCTTCATCTTTGAAGACTCACCTGCCTTAGGCTTGCCTGCTGTCTTTGCGCCTTTCTCTCCAAATCGGATAAGACGAACCTTGTCACCCACCTTAGCCAACACCATGTGTGACTTCTTTGGGTGCTTCGGCGTGGCTTTAGGTTTGTTAACACCTGACAAGCCATGCTTCTTCAAAAGGTTCTTAATCCGCGTGTTGGACATGCAACAAATATAGTTATTCTTCGTCTTGGAGATTCCAGCCCTCGTCGTAGTCGTTCATGATGACTTGAATCTGAGACTTCGTGTACCTGTCCTTACCGTACAAAAAGCCTGGCTTTCTCCCCTCGTACTCTACAACTGCCTTAGTTCCAGCGAGGTTCCTTCTTACAGTTGCCTCATCGTCGAGCAACTTAGAGAAGTCCATTGAATCTATTTCAGAAGAATCTATAATTACATAGTAACTCATGACGGCACATCTGTACTAAAGGTAGCCCCGTTGGAAGCGACACCATTGTTGCCATTTGTCGAGCTGTCGTTTAGGTTACCCTCGAATCTCCACCAACCAACAAGAGTATTGCTCACCTGTGAAGACACGTCTCCTGGGACACCGTTGTTGTAAAGCGCTGCCGCCTGAGCGTCGGTCAACTCTCCGTCAAAGATTGCAAGCTCATCAGTGAGACAATCAATATCGTTGTTCTCATTGAATCTAGCTCCGATTCTAATCTTGTCAAAAGTCGTTCCGAGACTAATGCCAGCCAAGCCCTGTGCTGTACCAGTTCCGTTGTGTGACGCAAAAGAAGAAACGCCCTCGTTCACTTTAACACCGTCGAAGTAAAGCCTCATCCTACCATTATAGGTTGTGCCATCATAGGTGTAGGTGGCGTCCTTATTCCAGGTCCAGACTACATGATGCCAGTTCCCCTTCATCGCATTCGCGTTGTAGATGGTGTCTGTCGCGTGGTTAAAGGGGCCATAGGTGCTTGCAATCCTGTTCCATGGCTCTCCATGGTGGTCTGGATGTGTTTTAGCGTTACACATCCTCACAGCAAAACTATTGCTTGCTATCTCATCCCTAAACGCCCCGTTGAGAGCAAACACGTTGCTGCCGCTGGTGTTGAAGTACTGCAGTTCGATTCTACCACGGCTTGTGGCAGAGTCATCATAGATGCTGTAGAAGAACTTAGTCGATGTGTTGGATGAGTCAACCTTAACCCAAGAAGAAATAGAACCTGAGTTGTGAGGGATGATATCAGACGACAGTGTAATCGTAACGAAATCATTGACCCCGTCGGTGAACAACGACTTGGTGTTCTCAAACGTAACTAGGTCGTAACCAATGACTTGGTCAATATCTGCCTCAGCAACATTGATGACCTTGTTGATGTCGGCGGCAGATACACCAAGGACGTTGGAAATGTTAGGCATTACTCAACAGTAACCCAGGTGTTGTCTGGCTTGAAGTAGATAAACTTGGAAGAGGCGCTGATGACGTAGCCAACAACACGAGCAATGTCACCTGAACCCGTAGGGGCTGAAGCCGTAACATCTCCACTGTCGCCGATGTATACTGGCGTACCTGCTGGTTGACCAGTGAATCCGTTACCAGAATCCATCCTTACAAAGCCTTCACATATCATCTCTGCTCCAGAGTTCTCGGCATCAGTGGAAACAGCTAAAAGATTGATTGATTCAGTGTTGTCTTTGTCTGCAAGAGCCCACCCATCTCTGTAGTAGTACACGTGTCCTGCCTCTATACCTGCGGTTACAGCAAGCTTCTCGAACATTCTTGTTCCTATACCAAAAGCTCCATCGGTTGTGCCGTTGGGACTCATAGTTGCAGCCACCTGGATGTGGCCGAAACCTCCAAAGACTCCACTAACACCACCGTTTCCACTTCCACCAGAAGTTGCAGTTAAACCACCTACAGTTACGCTATCAGCGGAACCATCGTAAGTGATTCCTGTATCAAACGTAAGCGTATTGGAATCTTGCCAGAGAGCTACTTTACCGCTAGAACCACTACCGTCAACGCTTCCTCCAGACTGGTCGACCCAAGAAAGGTTGCCGCTACCATCGGTCTTTAGGACTTGGTTAGCGTTACCGTCAGAGTCAGGCAATGTGAACGTTGTAGCCCCAGTAAGGCTGGGTGACTTGAAACCGATAAAGTTGCTTGCACCATTGTAAATCTTCAGGGTCGAATTGTCACCGCCAGCACCGTCATCTTTTATTGACACATCTCCAGCAATGGTGATAGAGTTTTCGTCTGATACATGCGATACCGTCAGGATTTGGTTGCCTGAACTATCTTGGATAGCAAAGATGCCAACCCCTGAAGATAAATCACCTAACGTCAGAGTACGTGCTGACGTAGTTATCGTTTTGTTGGCACTACCAATATGGGTGTCCGAAATATCACCAGCAATAAGTATCTTTTTCCAACTAGGCATTGGCTACTAAGATAAGGACGTTATGCCACCTGCTGTTGCTGCTTCTTTTCTTCCAACTTCTGGAGTCTCATAAATTCTTTGTCGAGCTTAGTAAGGAGAGCAGATACCGTGTGGGCATCAGAGGCTTTGATATTGGTCGCCTCAGCAGCGTTCTTCAAAAAGAACACTTCGTTAATTTCAAACTTCATTGTATTGTGTTTTGGGATTACCCTTCCTGGAGCATGCCTTGCAGCTTTGCAACTACAGAGGCAAGCAGAAGCACGTCACGACCTTCAAAGGTGCATGAGCTAAAGTGCTGGAGCATGAACCTAACTTCCTGCTCTGTAAGTTCAGGTACGTCTTGAGATTGGGGTTGAGATGCTTGCATCACAGGGGATTTTTTAATTACAGCCATTACTTAATTATTAGTCGACGTAAATATACAGTCCCTTTGTACCAGTACCACCAGTGTTGTACCACAAAGCTCCAGTCGGCATTAGGTTGGAGGATGGGTTGGCGGTGCCCTTAGTCAAGGCTGCAACACCCATAGGTGCGCTTCCTGCGGCTGTTGGGGACCCGTCGTCTTTGAACTGCCATCCAGCAACACCGAGGTTGGTATTCTTCCAGATGAAGTCTGCGCGGTTGGCAGGGGTGGACGTGCTGGAAACAATCAGACCAGAACCATCAGCACCAGCTGCGTTGGTCGCACCTTCTGAAAGCAGAATTGTAGCGTCCTCAACTTGAAGAGTCTGAACTTCAATGCTTGATGTGTTACCAGTCACAACAAGGTCACCGTGAACTGTAACGGTAGAGTCCGCGCCAGTTGTAGAACCTGACGCGATGGTCATGGCATCCGCAAGAGTGTTTTGCGTGTTCGCACTTGTGTTCTGTGGAGCATCAGAGACCTGGAACTTGATGCTACCACCAAGACCAGTACCCGTACTGATACCACCCTTGAATGTCAAATCACCACCAGTACCGTCGTCTGTTCCAGCGGCGATATCAACAGCAGACATAGCCACCATACCAGCAATCGAAGTTGCAGAAGCGCCAAGGTTGATATCTGTAGAACCAACAGTGACCTTATTATTTGCAAGGTCGTCGTTGGTAATCTGACCGAGAGTAATTGCCTGACCAGAAATAGTCAGGTAATCATAGGTACCAGTCAGAGTGACATCTGTAGAGTTATCAGTGCCTGCTGCATCAACTCCCAAGTTGCTACGAGCAGTACTAGCATTAGTTGCGCCAGTTCCACCCAAGGCAACTGGCACGGTACCTGCTGTGATTTCTTGACCTGAAATAGATAGGTAGTTGGAACCTACACTCGCGAGGGTGACGTCTGTTGAATTGTCTGTGCCTGCTGCATCAACACCAAGGTTTGAACGAGCAGTGCTGGCATTAGTAGCTCCCGTACCGCCAAGCGCAACAGGCACAGTACCTGCTGTAATCTCCTGTCCTGAAATAGACAGGTAGTTAGAGCCAACACTAGCAAGCGTGACGTCAGTCGAGTTATCAGTGCCTGCTGCATCGACACCAAGGTTTGAGCGTGCGGTACTCGCGTTAGTTGCTCCCGTACCGCCGAGAGCAACAGGAACCGTTCCCGCTGTGATTTCTTGACCTGAAATAGACAGGTAGTTAGAACCTACAGAGGCAAGAGTTACGTCAGTTGAATTATCAGTACCCGCAGCGTCTACACCAAGGTTTGAGCGTGCGGTACTAGCATTAGTTGCGCCAGTACCCCCGAGGGCCAAGGGGACGGTGCCCGCTGTGATTTCTTGACCGCTAATGCTAAGGTAGTTGGAACCTACACTCGCTAACGTGACGTCGGTAGAGTTGTCGGTGCCAGAAGCGTCAACTCCAATAAGTGTCTGAAGCGCTCCTGCGGTAACACTCGTGCCCAACGTCACCGTCCCCGAACCGTCGTTTACAATACCAAGCTGCTCTTCAAGAGCAATTTTTTTCCAACTAGCTGACATGAATCCGTTGTTTAGTCGTTACAAATATAATGATTAAGCAATTCCAAAATAAAGGTTGTCTGAGTCGTCTGCGTAAAGGGCACCCGCAACTGCCGTAGGCGTGCTTGAATCCCTCTTGAGTTTGATTGTTCCGTCGACATCGAGTGTAGCTGCAGGACTGTTAACTCCGATACCCACCTTGGCTGCAGAGAAGTCTCCATAGATAAGTGGGGTAGCAGTGTCGCTGTTCGCAATATACAACTTATTGCTACCAGTCTCATTCTTACCCGCTCTGTAACCGAGCATTACGTTGCCGCTACCCGTCACAGAGTACCCTGCCTCGTGACCGAAGAATACGTTGTTGCCACCAGTCTTCAAGGCATATCCTGCATCACGACCAAAGGCTTGGTTCAAGTTACCCGTCTCAAGCTGGTACAAAGCCCTGTATCCAATCGCGTTGTTATTCGCGTATGTAGACACGTCTTGTTTACCCCTCAAAGCAGACCAACCAATACCTACGTTGTTGTTACCTGTAGTGCTGTAGATACCAGCGCTAGAACCGATGAAGTGGTTCGCATCACCTGAAGAGAGCTGACCAGCAGAATCTCCGATTAAGACATTGTTGTTTGTGGTGGTTAGAGTCTCACCAGCATCCTTACCGATTAGCGTGTTGCTGTGGCCCGTAGTTAGATTCTTACCAGCCTCATGACCAACAGCTGTGTTGTCGTCACCCGTGGTAAGCTCGTGAAGGGCTTTGTGTCCAATCGCTGTGGTGTTTGAGAAATCAGATGTGGTCTCACCATAGGCTGCAGAGAATCCAACAACGGTGTTGTTGTTTCCACTAGTGTTCCTGTGGTTAGCAGCTCTACCGATAGAAACGTTGTAGCTACCTGTAACGTTATACGTTGCAGCGTAAGCACCCACAGAGGTGTTGTATTGACCAGTAGTGTTGTCGTATCCTGCGCTTCTTCCAATCGCAGTATTGTCAATGCCTGTCGTGTTTTTAAGGGCGGCGTAAACACCAAAAGCCGAAAGGTTGTTTCCTGTCGTATTATCCCTACCTGCTTCGTAGCCTACTGCGGTCGCATTGGATACAGTGGTCACGCTTCTAAGAGCGCCATACCCAACAGCAGTAACACCTGATGTAGAAGTAACGTCCTCAACTCCCTTCGCTGCAGCATATCCAACAGCGACGGTATTGTTTCCAGCATTGTATTGGTTTGCGTTAGAACCAACAGAAACCGTAGCCCCGCCTGCGTCCATGCCTGCGAAGATTCCTAAGGCGGTATTGCTGTTACCTGTAGTGTCTCTATTCGCTCCGTAACCTATAGATGTGCTGTAGTTTCCTGTTGTGTTCTTTGACAGAGCCTGGTAACCAAACGCGGTGTTTGCCAGGCCCGTAGTGAGGTCATTCAAAGCATAAGCACCTACGGCTGTGGTGTTCGTGTAAGTAGAACCCCCATCAGTTCCGTAACCAGCCTCATAACCAATGATGGTGTTGTTGCCACCGACATTATACCTAGCGGCCTGGTGACCGACAAGAGTGTTATTAGAGGTAGCTCCTTCACCAACTCTGAACCCAATGCCAATGTTGTTTCCGCTTGTAACAGACTTTAAGGCATGGAAGCCGATGCCGACGTTGTTCGCTGTATTGGCACTGCCAAGAGCCTGCCTTCCTACCGCAACGTTGTTGGCTGCTGTGGTCAAATCCCCTAGTGCATTGGTGCCTACTGCAGTGTTGCTCTGACCAGTAGTGTTCGCCTCTTGTGCCCCATGACCAAACGCAGAGTTTCCGTCAGCCCCTTCAAGGACAGCGAGGGCTCTATACCCAACAGCCACTGTGTTAGCAGCAGTTGCATTACCGTCAACACCTGTCAAAGCCTCGTAACCGACAGCTACGTTGTTGTTGCCTGCATGGTGATGATTAGCCTGGTGGCCTACAGAGACACTATAGGACTGTGCTCCGTGACCAGCTTGGTATCCCAACCCAGTGTTGTAGCTACCAGTAGCTGTCTCAAGTGAGTACTGACCAAGCGCCGTGTTGTAACTGCCAGTACTGATTTCTTTACCAGCACTGTATCCCACAGCAGTGTTTCCAGAACCTGTTGTAAGGTCGAGAAGAGAGTAAGTACCAACGGCAACCGTACCACCAAAGGTGGACTCTGATGTTCCATATCCCGCACCATGACCAATGAGCGTGTTGTTCAGTCCCGTGGTGTATCTACCTGCGTCGACCCCTAATCCGACACCCCTATTACCTGAGTACTCAAGAGTTCTAAGACCAACGGCAACCACATTTGTTGCCGTAGTCTCAGTACCCCCAGTGATAAGCACACTGTTGTTACTGTCAAGAAGCTTAAAAGCCCCACTGACATCAAGCTTCCTTGATGGACTGTTTGTTCCGATACCGAAGTTGCCAGCGGTGCCGCCAGAAGTCATCAACCTCGCATACTCGGTGGTCCCGTCAGAGTTCCTGAATACGTGACCCTGAGCTGCGTCGTGATAGATGGAGTTGGTGCTCGACCTGAAGTGAAGGTAGCTTGATTGACCAAGAAGGAACAAGTGGTTACTTCCAACAATGTTGTGACCATGATTGATGGTCAGATTGTAGGTATCCCCCTCTTGCTTAAATGCACCGTCTACATGAAGCTTAGTAGATGGAGAAGTGGTTCCGATGCCGACGTTCCCAGTATCCTCTGTGATAAACAGGTGGGTGCCGTTAGTTCCGTCAACCCTGAAGTTGTAATCACCAACCAGAATCTTACCATACGTGGGGTAGACATCAGACACAAAAGAACCGATGTTGATTCCGCTTGCTTCCAACCCGCCCCAAGCCCCACTGGTCCTCTTGAACTGAATGACCTTTGTGTCGCCGTCAGTCTCGAACAACACTCTTGGAGAGTTGCCCGTGCCGTAACGCATTACGTTGTCGTAGACGTGGAAGGCTCTTTCTGGAGCGGTGGTTTTAATGCCAACCCTCTTAGTGCCCATGTCAATGGCGAGGAGGTCGTAGTTCGCTGAGTTGCGGAATCTGAACTGACCGTCAGTCTGGTTTCTCTTGAAGTAAGATGTCGTGCTAGACACACCCATCTCCATCACCACATTGGTGTTGGGGTCTTCAGCTCTGAACTGAGCACCGACACTACCCCACTCCGCCATGGCTCTAACTCTTCCAGTTACGTCGAGTTCTCTAAATGGAGACGTCGTGCCAATACCAACCTTTCCATCCTTGTCAATACGCATGCGCTCTTCAGCGCTGTTTGCGTTAGTCGAGTCTGTGTAGAAGGCAAGGAATCCATTAGCCGTGTTGCCCGCGACGTCAGTACCACCCTTGATTGCAGCACGAGTAGTTCTGTGGAATCCGTTCTGGTCCTCGTAGTTGTCAGAGAACGTGATGATAGAACCCTTCTCGTCAATGTCTTGCTCAAGAGGGTTGTACAAGTCGATGGCTGCATTGGCTACACCAACAGTACCAGAGGTGTGACCACCGTTGTACTCTACCTGGAACTTAGTGTCAGGTGTTGTGGTGCCAATACCAACCCTCTGGTTCGCTCCCTTGAATGCAACGAAGTCTGTGCTGTTAGACCTAAACAGAACATCACCGTTTCCGTTGGGGTCGATAACAACTGGAAGCCCGCTGGCACTGGTAATAGTGAATCCGTTGACATCCAGGTTGTTGCCCAGCTGAGGAGATGTGTCCTCAATCACCTGGGTGATGCTACCGTCTTCGTTGAGGTCTCTACCTCCAGCGGCCCCGCCTCCGCCGCCGAAGATTAGTCCACTAACCGTGATGTTGTTCTTTGGCTGCACCGCCTTAATAGCAGTGACCGTAGATGGCTGCACGACAGAGAGCGGAGTAGCTCCCTTCGCAGACACCGATGCCGTAAGCTGAGACCCCTCAGCAACCGTAACGGATTGTGACTTTGTAGATACAGAAACGGTGTTAACCGCCGTAGTCGGGTTAACACTTACAGTGTTGTCCTTATTTACAGATATGGAGACATTCATCAGACACTGACATCCTCATTCACAATGAATGCCCCGTACAACCAAGTTGTAACCTTACCCGTACCATCGACGGCCTGAATGTCATACACGTATGCGCCACCAGTAACAACTTTCATGTTAGCAGCAGTAACGCTAAACACAACATCTCCAGCAGTCAAGTCATCACTGTCTGTCGTATGAGTAATCTGCTTGTTATTCGAGTTACTAGAATCCTCAGTGCTCAAGATGATTGCTGAGTTGGTAAGGTCTGTAGTGTTAATCGTATCTGCAGTCCTAACCTCCATGATAAAGTTGTAACCACTCATATTCAAAGCCGTGCCACTAGAGTCTGTAACGTCAAGGTCTAACGCGAAGCTATCACCCCTGCGACATGTGATGTCAAGCCTTTCTGCTGTATCTAGATTTATCGAGTTAGCCATTGTTCAAAATTTGAGAGATGATATCGTCTTGAGCGTCGGGGGTATCCTCCATCACTGGGCGTTCGCCCTTGCGCTGAGCAATGAGCTTAGACTGAGCTGAGGCTGCCTTGTCAACTCTGGCGTCCTTCCTGTCCTCCTTGAGGATGTCAATCTTTTCTCTGAACTCTTGTTCTGTAGAACGCATACCCACGGTCGCCTGAGCGCGAATCATTTCGATTTCCTTTCTGAGCTGGTGCAGGGCCTGCCCAACAGCAATCTCAGTCTGACCCTTCATCTGAATCTTCTGAGCTTCAATCTGAGCTTCCATCTGCATCTGCTGCTGCTTCATCTGAGCTGCCGCCTGTTGAGCCTGCATGTTCATCTGCTGCTGCATCTGCATATTCTGCTGCTGCATTTGCTGAGTCTTCTTCAGCCTTCTCTTGCGACGGATAACCAGCAACCGCTCGGCCTGCTCGATATCCTTCACATTGCGGATGGCGAGGGCGTCCTCCAAGTCAATCTCTCTCTGTGCAAGAGACTGCTGGATGTTCTGCTCCAGGTAAATCCTGTCCTCCTCACTCATCTCCTTGATGACCATCACACCGAAGTTGTACATCGGCAGGTCTTCAAACGAGGCGAGAATCTCCATGCCGTGCTTCCCAATCGCCTTCTCGTAAACTCTGAATAGAACAGAGTCAGGTGGTACAATCTGCAAGCACTTCACGATGTCCTGACAAACCCTCTTGTACAAAAGCATAGAGGCATTTGTGATATCGTAGAGGGCGTTATTACCCGCAGCCATAGCCTGCTGACGAACGCCAACCAGAGCGTCACCCTTAGGCGTGCTCGCATCCATAACCTCGTTCACCCCACTCGCATCACGAATCATAGTGAGGTAGTGGTTGTACAACTGAACGTACTGCTGGATGTTTCTGATAGTGTTGTCGAGGGGGCGGATAGGTGGGTTCTGGAAGCTACCGTCAGGGTTCTTGCTCCTGTAGTAGAACACACCAGTCTGCTCGTAGATGTCTTGAATCTGAAGTGGCTGCAACTCACCACCTCTACCGAGCTGAACATTCTCCAACCCCTCGATGTCCACGATGATGCCGTCAGGCTTAGCCTTGGCAACCGCCTGCTGAATCTTCAAGTGTGTCAGCTGAAGCTGGTCAGCGAACCCAATGATAGAGCCCACCATCGACTTGGGACGCATGCGACGCAGATTAGTGCAAGCAACACTGTAAGACAGCTTGGCTTTGGTCAGGTCGTGAACGTTCCGTGGGATGTTAGAGAGAGGGCCGTAGTTAAACAGCTTGCCCACGCCCAAGACATAGCTGCCACCGTAAATGGTTTCTCGCTCCATCTTAATGGGCTGCCTATTGTAGACAGACTCTGCGGGAGGCCTGTAGTCTCCTCCTTTGAAATAGAATCCGATGTTGCCGAAGCGAGACTCCTTGCTTTCGTAGTATACGCAATCGACAGACTTGAACTCAAAGTCCAACACCTCAACGAGGTAGTCGTCGTAACCATACTTCATGGAACCAGACACCTTGTCGTAGCTGCTGGTCGAGAACTTAGATGTATCGTTGTAAGACTTGTTTCGAGCAGAAGACGCAATCTTCTCGTACTCCTCCTCAGAGAATTGACCACCAGCCAAGCGCTTCAATTCTTGAATGCTGATTCTCTTGATGTGCCCGCCGTACACCAAGTCCGACATGTTCGGGTCTTCCGTATAGCTGTGAACGAAACGAGAAGGGTCAACGTACTCAAGGGTGATTCCGTAGTTGGGGTCGTTGCGGCGCTTAGCCACACCCATACCACAAACCACCAAATCTTCCACACATCGACGGTAGGTGGTGTCATCGAACTCACTCCAGTCCAAAGTCAGAGCCGCACCCATCTGAGCAGCAATCTCTGCATTGGTCTTCATGTTGTGCTCCATGAAGAGCTCCGCCTCCTCCGTTGTCTCAGGTAGACTGTCAATATCGACGTCAACCTTTGCTCCGAGAGACTTAGCTCTAGCAAACTCTGCCTTATTCTTTACAGCAAAAAGTGTTCTAGCCCGCTCCTCATCCTTCTCAGTTTTTGAGATAGGGTCAATAGCTTCGACAGACGGATACGGTTTTCTCGACAGCACCTTGTTCACAACCACCTTAACAAACTTCGGGATGATTGGAACTGGACTCCAGTCCAAGTTTAGAAGTGTACCATCGCCATTGTTGGGGTCGAGGGAGCTGAGAATTTGCTTGTAAACAGATGTGTCCTGAGTGCCATTGGCATAGTCACGGTTACGCTCAAAGTCTCTTTGTCTTCCACCAACAACAGAGCTGGCGTCATCCATACTACCCCACTGCCCCTCAATCGCCTTGGCGTATTGCATCCCGTATTCCTGAGAAAGTTTCTCCATAGGAGAAGCCATCGGATTGGGAAACTTACCGTATTTTTTTTTGCCTGACGTCATCGGTTGCTATTTGGGCTATCGCAAATATAGCAATACTCAGAATGACTAATTATTTCAGGCTATAGCGGCGGAAGAACACCTTCTCGTCGAAGTTAGATTTCTTCTGTTTCTTCTTTACTTTCTGTGCAGCAAGGAGTGCCAAGCCCGCGCTAATAGTCAAGTCAAACTTGGTTCGGTTGTCAATCTTAAATCCAACCCAGTCCTCCAGTGTTCTGTTGAAGTACATGTTCCCCATCTTACCATCCTCGCTGTAACCAACGTGGTTGTGGATGTAGTCCTCGATGGCTTGGGCGTGAGCATGAATCACATCCTGGGAGTTCGACGGGATACCCTTGGTCTTGACATTAGACGAAGAGGAGTTGTTCCTCAAGTGGTCGGGGCGGTCCATGACGTAGCCGTCATAACCCCTTGATTCAAAGTACCTTACGATTCCATACTTGTTATTCTCAATGAGCAGAGGGTAACCGTAAAACACGGCAGCCATCAGAACATCCTCATAGAAAATTTTGGCAAGGGGTGGACGGCTGGCATACTCCGCAACAAACATGTTGCTCGCGCCGTCTAGATTGAACTTGTTGTAGATGTGGCACGCACCCTTTGACCCCCTGCTGGAATCAACAGTAGCGTCAATATCATACGAGTCAACACCACCACAACCTACGTTAGAGTTGGGCGGAACCTTCTTGCCACGCTCTTCTAGGATTTTGCTCCTGTTCTGAACCTCAGGCATCCATGATACATACCACCTTCCCTGAGAGTCTGGGTGAAACAAGACGGTGCTATCCTGAACACCACCCTTCCAAACAAAGTTGCCACGGACGACTGGGTTAGGAAACATGGTCTCGTTGTATTCAATCTGCTCGTAAATCTTACCAATGTTGAACAGGCTTCCCTCGACAGAATCCCTGAAGGCTTCGTCGGTGGTGAATGGAAACTGTCGGATGAACTCGTTCAGTTCTCGGGCATCATGCTTCAAAGCATCGCGTTCGTTCTTCAAGAACTTCCTGGAGCCGAACTGCATAAGCTCTCCGTCCATAGCCTCAACGGGCTTGTCGGTATCTACGATAGGATTTCCATGCTTATCAAAAAACCCCTCCAGTGCGTCGTAAGCAGGGATAAAGATTCTGTATAGACCAGACACTGTTCTCCCATTGGCGTTTCTCTTCGCCACATCAGAATCTTCCCAGAGTTGTTTGAATTGGTTTCCACCTTTGTCCATTGGGTTTACAGTAGAACCCACCAAAGCCTTTCCAATAATCTTCCGCCCAACAATAAGGCACGTTCGCTCAATGCGCCAAGCCTCACGTATATCCGTTGGCTTCTCCCACTTGCCTGCCTCATCAAGGTAGAGCATGTGAAGCTTCTCACCATCGTATGCGTTGTTGGTCGTGTTCTTCCAGTTGATTACCGTATTAAGAGCCTCGCCCTTCGTCGCAGTCTTATTGTTCTTCGTGATTCTCTTACTCGGCTCGCGAAAAGCCAGCTCCATGCGTGGGTTAGTGGTACCATCCTGAATGGGTTTGAAGAAGAAGGGGTAATGCCGAAACATCTGCACGACCTTCTTCATGAATATATTCTCCTGCGCGTCCTTACCTGTCTTCGACTGGATACCCAGGAGCTTGTCCTTAATCTGCGTGGCCTCATCCAAGAGGACCGACGAACAGATATTTGTGTAGCCACTACGACGGCATTTGGTGTAGAGCTGCCCCATGCATCTTGGGTCAGCCTCACATGCTGCCATGTGTAAGAAGATGTCTCGTTGGAAAGCCAGGTAGTCGGGGTAACCGATGTCGAGCTTCGTCCACTGAAGCATCATGTAGTGACGCCCCGTAATATATGTAGGAATACCTTTATTGAAAAACCAAAAGCCTTCACGCCTACGGCGAAACTCCTCTTCGATATATGGACGAAACTTTTCTCTAAACTCTCGGGGCATCTCCCCCCACTCATCCATAGACTTAATGCGAAGCAGTTCTGCAGGCATAGCCCGCCTTTGCCACACGTGCAAATCGTCTGCCTCTTGATATCCCTGTATTTCGCTCTCGGGGGGCTGAGCGGGAAGAAGAATGCGTAGCCCCGCAAGTTCGTAAACTTCTCCCTCCGTACCGTTGGGACAAATTGAGATAAGAGCCTCTTCATCGTCTCTGTATACCAGCGGCATTATTTACTGAACCTTTCCGCAAAGCCTCCAGAGTAATCTCGGTCAGACTCAATCTCCCCGTTCTGTCTCAAGTCCTTGACCATCTGCTCCAGTCTTTGCCGTTCTACAATCAGCTCCTTGCAATCGACAGCAGTCTGCTTGATGGATTGAAGCTCCGCCTTACGTGCGCTACCATTGACCTCAGGGTCAACGGGCTTCTTGATTTCCTCAATCATGTTGTCGATGGCGATAGCCATACTCTCCATCAGCCTCGAAGAAGCTTCGATGGTTGTGAACTTAGCTCTCTTCGACATACAGCAAATGGTCTTCAGTCATTCTGAAAACGATGCTTCCGTCGTCGAGCTTCATCTTGTAGTCAGCGTCTTTGCTGAAGCCAACTCTGTCACCAGCCTTAACGCCCTGTACCTTTAGATACTCAGTAGGTGCAACTACCGTAGCTACGTCTCGGTCCTTGACGTTGATGCCAAGCTCGGTGACAATACCACTATCGGTGACCTGGTCAACCTTCTCGACCTCGGCAGGCTCTACAAAGAGCCAGTCCCCAAGCATCACAATCTCACCATCCTCCTTTCGCCTGTAGGCAATAGAATGCGGACGGTACTCCTGGTAGGTAGAGAGGTACAAATCCTCATCAACCTTAAAGTGTTCCGTCGTGGTTACGTGGTGATGAAAGAAAAGGATATCCCCCTCTTTCGCTCCTGTGTTGTGACGAATAGGGGCGGAGGTAATCTCTCCATAGCAGATGCGGTGGTCAAACTCGTTCCACTTGGAATCGAGAAAGATTTCTTGTCCGTTTACATCAAGGGTATCGTTAAAGCGTTTCTCCACCTTAACGATGAAGTGGTTCAATGACTTCATCTAAAGTTACAATCGTACTCAATTAAGACTGGTTGATTCTCAACCGTTTTCCAAATATAGGTAGAATCCTCGTCTTCAATGAATACGTTGTACCTGCGGATGCTGTACTTAAACGCGGCTCGCTCGTCCTCCACAATAGCAGAGACTTTTCCGTGACCAGCCTTCATGCCTACGAAGTAGGCCATTGCGTCCTTGGGGTTTGGCCCAACGACAATCTTTCTAATAATCATATCAGTTCATAAAAAGAAAGTCGAGGGGGTCGTCGGGCTCAGCCTGGATATAGGCTTCAGCCTGCAACTGCAGTACCTCCTGCAACTCGTCTTTGTCTTTTACATTCCATGTGTACTTCACCTGCCACTCGTGGACATCCTCGGATTCCTCCTCCATGAGGCCGACGCATCCCATGTAGACGATGTTTCCAGACACGTTGTACTTGGATACAATCTGCTCAATCTGCTCGAAGGCTTCATCAATCTCCTCGAACATGGTCTTCTTCAAAATATCGTCCATGCCCTAAGTTACGAATTAAGGTTGAGTAGTAAGGATGTCTGGGGTCGTGGATGGCATACCGTTTACAGTAGCATAGAAGGCGTAATCAATCTCATTAAAGAGGTGACCCTCAACTTGCCAAACACTTGAGCTCGTAGCAACAACTCTAATGTATCCACCAATGTGATTTCCTGATGTCACCAATCCATTGATGTTGATTCTGTTATCGCCTACTGCAGCAACCTGAAACATTGTATATGGAAGTTTTGTATCGCTTCCATCCGAAAGGGAACCTCTAACTCCATTGTTAGTCAGAGCGATAGCTCCCTTGAACCCATCTCCTGAAGCACAATCAATAAAGTAGGTGCCCTCACTAATAACCTTGAACTCAAAAGACAATCCATCTGCAGCATCTGGAAGGGTAATAGTCGTTGTCGTTCCAGAGCTTGCGCCAAGCGTAAATGTCTGACCAGCCTCAGAAGTAGCGACTGTGTAGGAAGCATCAACACCCTGACCAAGGTTTCTTGCAAACAAATCGTCCAGACCACCAGTAGCTGAGATTGTCACATCGGTGCCTGTCAGGGACATGGTAACATTGGTCCCGCTAACCAGAGTAAAATTGTTCGCTGCGTTGGTGCCTGTGGTGATGGTTACATCATCACTACTAATAGACGCAGATACAGCAGGGTCGGCTGTAGAGAAAGAGTAGAAACCAACAACCCCATCGGAAGCATCCCAGTTAAGAAGCTTCGTTCTAGAATTGTTTTCGACAACCGTATTTATCTCTAGAGCATCCGCACGGAGCTTCGCACTAGAAAGTTGAATCCCCGTTGATGCACCAGCGCCATCAGTGATTCTTTTAAGACTCCCTGTAATGCCAGCGTTGTCTGTGGTCTTGATAAGCCCCGTGTATGTGTCTTTTATCTGTCCTCCAGTAAGAGTAGCCATATCCTTAATTTTACCTCACAAATATACTTCAATGAGCAGAACGCATAAAGGACGCAAGTTCCGTGAGTTCTCGATGCTGAACCAGAGGTACGTCAACAACAACTACCTCAAGTACTACAAGCTCGCAAAGCGAGACATCTGTACGAACCACGACGTAAGCGAGAATGAGCTGGAGTCCCTACTATTCATGTACGACTACGAGTTCTTTACTCGCAAGCACATCGCCGAAGCGCTGCATCAAAACTTCGCCAAGTTCTACGAGAGAGTCCTGCTGTCCCTAATCAAGAAGGGATACGTCGAGAAGATATACGACAAGACAGACCTGGAGAACGCAACCATGGAACAGCTCGCGTTCCTCAAGTACGACAGGAATAACTACAGGGCCAGATACCAGATAACCCAGAAGGCCAGGTTACTGGTACAGCGGTTCTACAGGAAACTAGAGGGAGAGGAGACGATTAAGATTGCTCCCCGAAAATCTGCTGGCGGCGACGGTCCATGATGGGCCAGTCCTCCTCGAACTTCCTTCCCTTAGGTGTGTCCAAGCCATAGAGCCTTTCGATGTACTCTCGGCTCTCGGTGTTGATGTCGTTAATCCAATCCAGGCTGTTGTAGATATCATAGCCCTCCTCTCTAAGCCTGGTCAGTTCTTTCCTCGCTGTTCCCTCCCCAGCATTATAGGCGAAAGCAGCTTTAGCGTAAGCAACCTTGGGGTCACTCTTGTCTGAATGAATGAACTCCCTATCGTACAGGTTCTCCATATATCCAGACATAGCTTCCCTAGCCTGCACTGGGTCGTTGGGATTCCATCCCTCGTCCATGATTCCGAGACGGACGACCTCTTTCTCTGCGATGTCTGTGAATTGACCGAGGCCCCTGGCCCCCGCACTAGAAGTGCGGCCTGGGAGGTACGATGACTCGACTCCCATTTGTCGGTCAATCATCCTCTCAAGGTCGATAGTATCATTTGACTCAGAGTGATATTCGCTCCATCCTTCTGGGACCATATCGAGTCCTTCCGTATATTGATAACCCTCTGGTGCTTTTGCTTGCTCTGGGTAAGAACCAAAGAAGTAGTACCTACTCTTATCTGACTTGGGTTTTTTCTTCGGAACCATTTTAACGTTCGTTTACACAATATCCAGAATCCTGCGTCGTTATAGAGACAGAAACACGAAACAAATCTAATCAATTCAATACCATGAAAAATTTCCTTATCCGCCTCGCGCTGCTCGTTGGAGTGTTGACCCCATTCGTTGACACTGAAGCAAAGAAGAACAACCGCCTTATCCTCCGTAAGGGTGCAGACATTGGTACTGTTGTGGCTCTGAACCGACCACTTCCATTCAACGACCCAGGGTTTAACTGTCCTGCCAGACCGTAACCCCAGTCATCTGAGGCTTATAGGTAAGGTGGTCAAGCAAATCGTGTAAGTCGATAACACCATCGCCATTATAGTCTAGATAATGTCCAGTGCTATCTGGGGACAATACACTACCATATAAAGCGAGTAGTGCTAGAAACCCCATTGTCCAACTTGCGTTGCTCACGACCTAGACTTCTTCTTTACTCCGAAGCCTGGGACTTTGCCTCCGAATCCGAAAGAGGCTGACTCGATGTTTTTTCTCTTCTTGTACTCTTCAAGAGTAATTACACCGTTCATGATATCAGCCAAGTCTTGAGCAGCCTGTCCTCCTGGATTTCTAAATCGGCCTTCAGCTCTTCCAATATCCTGACGGTACTTTGTGCTGTTAGCTTCCTCCACGAGTTTTTTGAAGGTAGGGTCTTGAGTGATGTAGTCAGGAAGGTCTTCCATCTTTGTCCTTCCTCGCTCAAGCAACATGCCTTTGTCATCGACAAGCTCGAATCTCGCCCCATCCAAATCACCTGTAGTTCCTTGACCTCTGAAACCAGACTCCTGGATACCTTTCTTAAAGTTAGGAACTGATTGAACACCGCCAGGGGTGCTATAATCTACCTCAGGAGTTTTAGTTGGAGGTTTCTTCAGTGGGGGTTTTGGGGGTGTAGGGACTTTGGGGTCTTCCTCTTTCTCTCGATTTTCAATCACAGGCTCCTGGGGCTTTCCTTTTCTCAAGAACATGGTGGCCTCTTCTGGAGCAACACCGCCAAGACGATTCGTTGTTTCAGACCCAAGAGTCACACCCATGATAGAACCATCCTCATCTCCTTCAATTCTAAAGCCATCGGCTCTAGCATCTCTTCTGTCCGCACGGCGGGCTTCTTCAGCCCTACGGTTGGCCTCTTCAATAAAAGACAACCCACCTGGGATGGGGTCACCTTCACCCATCTTACCGCCAGTGACGTAGTAAACCTTCCCTCCATCACCCATCTCTCGCTGAGCCTTTCGGTCGGCCATCTTCTTGAACTTGTCAAGCAACCAGGAAGGCATCTTTCCTCCGCCTTTATAGTGGTATCGTTTTTTGCTGTGCATGGCTCAAAGATAACTTACTTCTTCTTTTTCTTTTTGGCTGCAATTTTAGCGGCTTCGCGCTTTCCGAAGGCAGACTTGACACGGGCCATCGCCCATGCGTGTTGTGACGTCTTTGGTCTGTTGCCAGAACTCATGTATGCCGCGAGCCCGCGACGGTACACCTCCTTCTGAGCTGCGGTTAGGCTGTTGTAGCCCTTGCCCTTTCCTTTCTTCTTGGACTTCTTGGACTTCTTAACCTTCCCGCCTTTCTTGAGAATCATCATAGCCTATCTCTTTCTGCCATCAGCTTCTTGAGTCTAGCTTCGACGGCGGGCGGGAATCCTTTCTTCTTCCGCTTGGCCTTGGTGCCACGGTACTTCTTGTAGATTTCCGCAATCTGAGCCATGAGCTTCTTACGCCTCTCTGCATTCTTAGAACCAGCGGTATACTTCTTGTTGAACTTTATCTTGCCACCCTTCCCAAATTCCATCTCCCTATCACTCATCTTCTCTATGGCATCTGCCTGCTCCTTTGCAGACTCACCGCGCAGTCTTCTTCCAGCGAGCATTGACTGGACATCACCTCGTTCTTGGACATCTGGAATCATATCCTTTAGAGTCGTATCCATATAAGATAAGTGGGCAGCCTTATCTACAGGTGTGCCACCGATTGTTCCGTCCTTAGAACCCTTGAGTTGAGTGAGTAGATAGTTGACTCTACCCTTTTTCTTATTTGGCATGGTCGACAAGCTTGAACCCAGCTTCCTTTACAGCGCCAGGATGTGGTTTGTAGTCGCCCTTCATAAGGTAAAAACGCCCCTGCTCCTCCATCCAGTGGTATCCATCAGGGGGAGGGACAGAGACCTTCTTAGATGAAACTTTGAGCTTGGGGCGTTCGGACTTCTTAGCGGTCTTCATTTCCTCAGCTGTTTGACTGCCGCGTCCAGAATCTGGGGGTTGCGGTTTGAGAGACCGTAAGTAGAAGCTACCTTAACCAGGAAGTCTTCACTAATCTGTGCATCGGGTACAGCTTTCATGAGGTAGTCTTTAACCTCTGCTGTCATAGCCTTCGCGTCATCACTCACCGCTGCGCTCTTGCGAGCTCCTGTCTTAGGCTTCCCTTTCTGTGAAATCTTTGAAACGAGCATACAGCAAATATACTCATTTGGTGCAACCCCATTTTGCGTCCGAATAGTTGATGAACTTCTTGAACTCGATGGACTCGCACATAAGGTGGAGGTTGTCCCGCTGTTTCTGGATACGGGTCTTCGTCTTGAAGACGTCCCTGATAATCTTATCCCTGAAGTAATTGTTCCTCCAGATAAGCCTCTTGTCGTTGCCTACTAATACGGCATCGAAGAGACGGTAGTGACGTTTCGCCTTGCTGTCGTACAAGACTACGTCGCACATGTGGATGGGTTCTTTAGTCGTCATGACTACCTAACGAATCACCGCGCTCCTTATTGCTCTGCTTCGTTAGTTCCTTCAAGGCCCTATCCATGGCTCGCCTCCGTGCTCTCGGAGTGTGATACCCATTGCTCTTAGCTAACGCCTTCGACAACAGCTCTAATGCTGCTGGATGTAGATTGACTGGCTCCATGATATAGCTATCCCTTGATACTTTTTTTACCAGAGGACTTGAGGTATCTGTGAGTCAGCTCTGTGTCGAGGAGGGAAGGCCCCCAAGGAGCCGCACCCTCAAGACCTGTCCTCTCAAGGTACTTAGCAAAGGTACTACATTTTTTTTTCAAAGTCAAGTAAAGCTAGTCAGCGTATAGCAGGTTCAGTACTATGGCTAATAAGCATACAGAGACTATTCCGTAAAGCAGATACACATTGTAAATCTATGTGAAAATAGGTGAGACATACAGAGCCCCGTGATTATACGTATACGGTAGCGGTGCAGCACGTCAACCGAAACCGATTGCCGAAACCCAGGGGTTGTTGCTTTTCCCGTTTCTGGCTCTAGGTTCTGGCTTTCCTTTTGGCGTTTCCATACAGGGAGCAAACAGCACGCAATCCACGCAAGAGGAGGAGACCCACAGGCCACAGGCACAATCTCCCCCACCATTCTAGAAGGCAAGGACTAGCACCCATCCATGGGTCACCACGAAACCCCATGCCTATACGTTAACACCGATTAACAAACGCCCATGCAATATCCCAGACCTTGGTGCGTGTAGGTATCAGAAGGCGGGAGCTGAATCCTAGCCACAAACCACAAACCCAACCGAGATGACATTCATCCAACAACTCCAGAACGCCAACGATGCAACCTTGGCTGCCACCATGTACAACGCCTGCGAGATTGCAGGAGAGAACGTCCCGCAAGGAGACGGCGACCAAGCAGTTCGTGTGGCAACTGCGCTCAAGGTCATCGAGCAGTGTCGCCCCATCATCAAGGAGCGCATCCGCGCCCAAGGTGTGGACGGGCCCATGGCAAACGCCTTGGTGAACGCGGCAGAGATTGTGTACGCCCCAACACGTGAATCATGAACGTGTGGGAACTGCACCCCAAGGGAGCCACGTTGGGCACCCTGTTGGCCGAGCGAGAGCAACGAGCCAGAGCGGAACGTGAGCGCAGGCTGTTGCGGCAGTACGGCACCACTGACCCAGAGACCATCAAGCGAATCCTCAAATCCCAGAAAGCATGAGAGAGATTGATAACAAAGAACGGCAAGACATCAGGCAGTTTTGCTACGACCAAGTGAATGAGATGGACACTGCGGACATCATCGAGTCCCTTGTGCATCACATGGTAGAGTGGTACGAAGCCAACCCTGACCAAGCGAACATAGATATGATTAACTACTACACAAACGAATCATCATGAGCATGCTCCCCAAAATCAACACCGAGTTCATCGGCTCCACAGCAGACTACAGCATTGAAACCATGGGCGACACAACCCACGTCATGGTCAATGGCTTCTGCTACCACGTGGCTCAAATCCAGACACCAGAACTGAAGTCTGTCTGCGAGATTCTCCTGCAGGCATCCAAGGCAATGGCAACCCAAACCCAAGCACGATGAAGCACATCCATCAGCACCACATGAGCCAACTGGCACCCGCCAAGTTCACCTTCATGGACGGCAAGAAGTTCTGCTTCGACAACATGTGTGGCGTGAACGTACGCGGCACGAGAACCAAGGTCACCATCCATCCCGAGCGCGGCATGAGTCTGTTCGTCAGTGTGGTGAACGCGCCCGACATCCCGAACATGAGCATCGCATCCCCGTTGGCTGACGCAGAGCAGGTCTTGCGAGACTTCGGTGTGTCCATCCCGTTTGATTTTGAGACCATGCAGGTCACACAATAAGAGAGAGACAACCACGTTGTACTACTAGAAACCCAATTCAGATGAAAGAGACCAAGTACCACAAACTCCTCCGCGCCAAGAACGATGCATACGTGTCGATGCTACGCGCACGTGAGGCCGTCCAGAAGGCAGAAGCCAAGTTCAATGGAGCCAAGGCAGACCTTCAGGAACACAACATTCAGTTGTCAATCCACAAACTCGCAAAGGGATGAAGCAAGACGTATATGACAAGGTGACCCAACGTGTGTTGGATGGGCTGAAGAAGAAAGGCATGGCATGGTTCCGACCATGGGAAGGCTCTGGTGGTCTGGCACCTATCAATCGAGCAACTGGCCGTCCGTACAAAGGGATGAACGTGTTCATGCTGTTCGCCGAGATGGAGGACAGGGGGTACGACCACAACGAGTGGTTGACCTACAAGCAGGCTGAAGGTCTCGGTGGTCAGGTTC